TTAATATGTCACAATTACTAGAGTCACGCTGGTCGGAAACCAAAGAGGCCCTGTTAGAAGGTCTACAAGGTAACAAGCGTTCAGTAATGGCAGCTACTCTTGAGAATACCCGCAAGTATCTCGCAGAAAGTGCCACAGCTGGTGCTACTTCCGCTGGCAACGTTGCAACCCTAAATCGTGTGATCCTTCCAGTGATCAGACGTGTAATGCCAACCGTTATTGCAAACGAGTTAGTTGGCGTACAACCAATGACTGGACCAGTTGGTCAGATCCACACTCTACGTGTTCGTTATGCTGATACATTCAGCGGCAGCACAGGTGGTTCAACCACAGCTGGTGAAGAGGCACTAAGCCCATTCAAGATTGCTGAAGGCTATTCTGGTGTATCGCCAGGTAAGGCCGCTGCTACAGCCGCACTAGAAGGTGTTGCTGGAAACAGACTAAACATTCAGATCTTGAAACAAACTGTTGAAGCTAAGACACGTAAGCTATCAGCACGTTGGACATTCGAAGCTGCACAAGATGCACAAGCCCAACAAGGTATTGACATCGAAGCAGAGATTATGGCTGCTCTTGCACAAGAGATCACAGCTGAAATCGACCAAGAAGTTCTACGTAGCCTTGGCGCACTAGCAACAACAGCACAGACCTACGACCAAGCAGCAGTATCTGGTACAGCAACATTCGTCGGCGACGAACACGCTGCACTAGCTGTTATGATCAACCGTGCTAGCAACTTGATTGCTCAGCGCACACGTCGTGGTGCTGGTAACTGGGCAGTTGTAAGCCCAACAACATTGACACTTCTACAAAGTGCTACAACTTCTGCTTTCGCAAGAACTACAGAAGGTACATTTGAAGCTCCAACAAACACCAAGTTCGTTGGTACTTTGAATAGCGCAATGAAAGTATATGTAAACACATATGCTGGTGATGACGATGTGTTGATTGGTTACAAAGGCTCAAGCGAGTCTGACGCAGCAGCATTCTATTGCCCATACATTCCATTGATGAGCAGTGGTGTTGTTCTAGACCCAAGCACATTTGAACCAGTAGTTAGCTTCATGACACGTTATGGTTATGTTGAACTAACAAATACTGCTTCATCGCTTGGTAATGCTCAGGACTACCTAGCAAAAGTTGCAGTAACATCTGGTAACTTGAAGTTTGCCTAATCGCAAATTTCTTTTTGCAAAAAATCAAAAAGGCTCTTCGGAGCCTTTTTGTTTGACTTAAATATTTTTAAGTGTATATTAGAATGTATGGACATTACAGAAATACGCAAAAAATGTCAGGCATGGCGTAAGCGCCATAGTATGTTTTCACATGATATTAGAAGAATTGAAAATTCTATAGAAAAACATATTACCAATTATAGCAATTTTATGGTCATGCATCGACAAACACATAGACAATCCTACTTAGATCGTGCAGAACAAGAAATTGAAGCAATTAAAAAATTAATCGAACTTGTAGAAAAAATAGAGTTAATGTCCTTACTCAGCCGGAGATAAATAAGTTACTAAGGCGTACTGAAAACAGTAACTTATGCTGTAACCCACAGCGTAGACCTAGAACGTCAACATAAGGAGAAAACAAATGGGACGTCCATTAAGAAAAGATGTATTAGGAACAGACGTTATTGGCACCTTTGCCAGTAATACAGGTGTAAGAGTTGATTTCTATGATGGATCAACTTTGCAGACTGATGGTGTAATTATCAAACAACGTGGTGCAAAGACATTCGTAGTTTGCCGTGTTGGTGATATTGGTACTACTACAAGTTATGTAACAGCCGTACTACAAAGTTCAGCACCAAATGCTGCCAATGAAATGAGTTTGGTAGGTTATATTAATGGTAACGGAAGTTCAGAAACATATCTAGCAAAAATTACTAAACGTGTTGCTACTGATTTCAGCGGCAATCGTTACACATGGTTTTTGGTCAACGATTCCTCAAACGATTATATTCACCTAACAGCAATTTAATACCATGGCAAATAACGGTCGTACAGTAAAAGTAAGTGGTGATTATAGCCTTGTCACAGGTCAAGGCAACACCATCCTTTTAGATACAGGACCTAATATTGGAACCGTTCGTGTCACTGGAAATTTAATAGTTGAAGGTGACACACTCACTGTTGAGGCTCAAAATTTAAATGTTGAAGATAACATTATTATTTTAAACTACGGTGAACCAGGACCCGGGGTTACAGTTGGTGATGGATATTCTGGTATACAAATTGATAGAGGTGCTAACCCTGATTCTAGCACAGTACCACCTGCTACTTTACTTTGGGACGAAAGTTCTGAAGCATGGCAACTATCTTTAGGCACACCAGAAACAGGATTTAATTGGTCAGCAAGTAAGTTAAGATTAAAAGAAATATTAACAGATTCAGATACCGATGACGGCGATCTTACCCTAATTGGTGCAGGTCTAGGTGTTGTTAAAGTAGTAGGTACTCTAAATTATGAAGCTAGAGTTACAGATGACGATGACATTCCTAACAAGAAATACGTTGATGATGCTATTGAAAGTAATCCTACGTTTCAAATTGTAAAAGATGATACAAGAGTAATTGCTCTTGACGTGAATGATCCGTTAGACGCTGCGGCATTTGTTCCTCCAATTGGACCATACAGTTCAATGCCTGGACAAAGTGAAGTAGCGATATTGGTGAACAGTCGTAGAATTGCAGCATTTAGGCAAAATTCTATAGAATTTACCGGACTAACATTTTTTACTGAAGATCCTGTTGTTAGCGACATTGGCGCATCCATGGGAGGAAATCCCAATCCTTATACAGGTGCTCCTGGCTTTGAAAATCAAAGTGCTGTAGTAATCCAGGCTGATAATACGAATACAAATATTAGATTTGAAACCAACGGCACAGGGCGTGTAGTGATAACATATGCTCAGGCATTTGAACATCAAGATCCAGCAACACCGCCAGCAGTGGTAACAGGTGTAAGTCAAGTTTATGGTGCAACGCCTGGAGCAGGAACAACTGGATTACGATTTGTCAATACAAGAGCCAGTAAAGAGCTAGACGGAACAATTAACGCTAGTTTTACCAACGATGAATTAGTAAGCAAAAATAGAGCATTACTTTTTAGTATGCTCTTTTAAGGAAAGTATATGGCAATCACAAGCACACAATTAACGAGTACAGGAATAACAACAGTATACACTAGTTCTAGTAATAATGCCATTACTACTATGATTATTTGCAACACTGGTGCAGTTAACCTCACAGATGAAACTGTAAATGCCTGTAATCTAACACTACATTTGGTAGCAGCCAGTAGTTCTGCTACAGATGTGAATAAAGTTATCAGTAATTTAAATATTCCAGCTGGCGAAACAGTATTCTTCAGCGATGAAAGAATAGTTTTAGGCAACAACGATACTGTACAGGCACAGGCCAGCGTGGCTAATTTATTGAGTGTTACTATAAGCACATTACCAGTATGAAATTTCTTAAAACACAAAACACTAGTAGATTTCTTCTTAAGGATAATCAATTTAAAAGTAATCCTTATGGTAGATATACTATGGACGGCGTTGGCGGCTTAAGACTTCCTAAGGGAACAACAGCACAAAGACCTCAGTTATCTAGCGTTGAAATGCCTAACGGCGCCAACGGTATGATTCGTTATAATACCACAACAAATAATTTAGAATGTTTTATTGCTGGATATTGGGAAGTAGTAGCAGCACCTAGTGCTAGTGCTATCTTAAAAGAAACATACGGACCCGGTGACTATACTGAAGTTTATTTTGGCCCGTTGCCTGCGGCCTATGAACCAGAATTTTTACCGTCAGGTGGAGGCAGTTTAGATAACATTATCGTACTAGTTGAAAACGTTTGGCAACTTTCAACTACAAACTATACATTAGTTCAAAATCCTGCAGGTACAAGCTCACCAACAGGATATCTTGGTGGTGTAGCTTATTCAAGTGTTGACGGCAGAACAAATCCTGCAAAATCAACTTGGTGGCTTACATTTAGTCCAGAACCACCACCACTAGGAAAATACGTAACTGTCTATTACGGTTACGCCAATTAATCATGAGTCAACTGGGGCGAATTAGTGGTCCGTTACTAAATGATATTCTTAATAGAGATGGCGTAGATCTTTCTTTTGAAACTAACCTACTTTATATAGATGTTTCTAACGGACGAATTGGTATTAATCAACCAGGAAATGTTCCTAGTCATGACTTAGATATTGATGGTTATACAAGAACACAAGAATTAGAAGTTACCAATCAAGCAACTATAGACAATGTAAGATTTACAGCTCCAAATACTGTGACAACAGTAACAGGACCTTTATACATTACTCCGGCAGAAACTTCTAGTCCTTATATTCAATTGGAAAGAGTATTAACCGGACAATTAGAAATTAACGGCAATCAAATTAGAAATTATCAAACCAACGGCAGTATTGTTCTAAATCCCAATGCTGCCGCCGGTTTTGAAATTGAAGACACTACTAATATCACAGGTAATTTAGCAGTTACTGGAAATATAGGAGTAAACGGGGATCTCAGCGCCGCAGATAATATTATTGTTGGCGATAACAAATTAGATATCGTACAAATTGCACCAGACTTTACACAAGATATTATACCTGGTATAGATCTCGATTATGATTTAGGTGCAGATGCAGCTGATTCAAGTCCTAGAAGATGGGCCGAACTCTACATACGCGATGACCTAACTCACACACAGCTAGTACTACCACTAAGAGTTAATGTTAGCGATCAAATAAAATTAGATGGTAACAACGGACAAATCTATGCTTTACAAAGCAACGACGATCTTATTATTAATCCTAATACTGGTATCACCTATATCGAGCGTACCAAGTGGGAAAATAATTACATAACAAACTTAAATGACACGCCAATTGGTTTTGCCAGCACAGGCACAGGTTACTATAAATTTGCTACTACTAATGCTATGATAATTCCTGCAGGTCTAACGTCTGAACGTTACGGAAGCCCAGAAGTTGGTATGACTAGATGGAATACAGAACTTGAACTTTTAGAATGTTGGAATGGGTCAGCATGGATCACTTCCCTAGGCCCAGGTATTGTAGTAGATGTACCTTTCATGGAAGATTTAGGCAACGTTTACAGTCTCATCTTTGGGTAATATTTCAATCTGGATAAATACTTTTGATTATAGAAAAAGACCAATTTTCTATATGACCAAACTGTGGTAAACCCGCAAAGAACCGTAAAAGCGGTTGAAAAAGTGGTTATCCGTGTAACGCGGTGTTAAAAGGAGATTGAAGTGCCCCAGGTTCTTGGTCGTATATCCGGGCCACTCTTAAAGGCAAATCTCGTTAGAGATAACGTGAATCTGTCTTTTAGAAATGGTATCGCGGATCCAGACATACTGTTTCTCGACGTTAATAACGATCGCATCGGTGTCAATACTTCAACTCCATTACACGACCTAGACGTTGCGGGTTATACTAGAACTACAGATTTAGAAGTTACCAATCAATTTGATGTTGGTACAATTACTGTTACTGGCAACACAATCCGTAGCAGTCTTAACACAATAAATTTTGCCCCTAGCGGCGGCGAACTTACCATCTATCAAGCACGTTTCCAAGTTGATGACATACAAATTCAAGGAAACGTCATTTCAACCGAAGTTTCTAATTCTAATCTAGTATTAAGAGCTAACGGTTCTGGTACTGTGGATTTAATTGGTAACACAGCCATTACAGGTAACTTGAATGTCAGCGGAAATATTTCTGCTACAGGTAACGTAACTATTGGTGGTAATATTGTTATTGGCGACAGTCTAAGTGACAGCGTAACAATCAACGCCAGTATTCAAAGCGATCTAGTACCTCAAGCAGATAATACCTATGATCTAGGTTCTTTTGCCTACCAGTGGAGAAACTTATACGCTGGTACAGTTCATACAAATGTTTTGAATCTAACATCTTTAGATGTTGGAACATTGAAGTTTTATAACAATGAAATTGGTAGTACAACTGGACAAGATATTATCATTGACGGTAATGGTGCAGGTGGCGTCAAACTAGCTAACTTTAGAATTGTTGACAATGTAATCACAAATTTTGTTTCAAATGCAATTTCAGAAATTGTACAAAGCGGCACCGGTTACTTTAAGATTCAAGGAACTAACGGTTTTGTTCCGCCAGTAGGTTCAGACGTTCAACGTCCTACAGCATACGCTGTAGTGGGAATGATGAGGTACAACACAAGTTCTCAGGCTATTGAAGTATGGGACGGTACAGACTGGGCATCACCTGCTGGCGCTTCTGGTGCAGTATCAGAAAGCACAGCTAATGAAATCGCAGCAACTTACGCATTAATGTTAGGATAAAAATAAAATGCCAACACTTTTTAGACATTCACTTGTTAACGATATAGGAACAGTACCTGTTGATGTGGTAAGTATTGACACAGGTATTAGAGCAACTGTAATTGGTTGTAATCTTTCAAATGTGACAGCATACGACACTATTGTTGTAGATGTAGATGTAGTTGGATCAGATACAACTGTGGTAAAGTATATTAAGTCGTTGGCGATTCCTCCAAATACATCAGTAAAATTAATCACACAAGGTGAAAAATTAATTTTACCAGAAAATACTTCATTAAGAATTACCAGTGATACTACAGATAGTGTAGATGCTACGGTAAGTTTTGTAGAGATATCATAAGGAAACTACTATGGCAAATGCATATTATTTAGGTCGTACACCAGAAGAAGTACTAGGCAATAGTCCTCGTTATTGGTATGCTCTACGTAGAAATCAAGATGGTGAACTATATCTAGTTAGAAGCGATCAGGTTTTAGATACAGATTCATACGAATTAAATATACCAGGACCACCAGAAGAAGATTTTGACAGTTTTATCGTTGGCACTGATTATCTTGATGGTATTGGTGTTGATCACGAAAAACCCAAAGAAAATATGTATTATCCTCAATATAGATGGGACAGCAGATCCCTGTTTTATTATGTTGATGACGAAGGAATGTTTACAGTGAGAATTAATAGAGGATATTCATATCCTAATGGAATATCTTCATAATTAGGAATTTAAAATGGCAGAATTTAAGATCACACGATTTAGGTATACCTGGAAAGGAGATTGGACAACCACCACTGCATACAATAAAGATGATGTAGTCTACTACAGTGGTTCATCTTATGTTTGTATTAGACAACATACATCATCTTCTTTTAACACAGAGCAATCATACCTGCCTCCGGGAGAAACATTAGTTTCGCCTGCTTGGGTAAAGTCAGTTGACGGCAGACAGTTCAACGGTGAATGGTCTTCAAGCACACAATATTTTTTAGGCGACCTAGTTTTATCAGGCGGCAATGTTTATCTATGTGTTGGCGGACATACAAGTCAAAATGATTTTAACGATGACATTGTGTATTGGGAAGTTTATGCAGTAGGCAGTAATTGGCGCAATAATTGGTCACAGAATTCAATTTATAGAGTAGGAGATGTTGTTAGATACAGCGGATATACGTATCAATGTATTCTAGGACATACTGCTGGAACAATTAATGAAGGTATTATTTCTGGAAACAACGACGATTCTACAGATAGTACTTTTGAAACTTGGAAAGTTGCGGTTGAAAATCTATCCTATGTTGGAAGTTACCAAACAAATATTAGGTATAGAGAAAATGATCTAGTCAAGTATGGCGGATCTATTTTAAAATGCATAGTAGAACATACGTCATCGGGTACTCCCGGCGATTTAACTTCTGCTAATTTTGAAACTTATCTTTCAGGATTTAACTATCATTCAAACTGGTCATCATCTGAATATTACGCCACAGGAGATGTTGTACAACACGGTGGTGTAATATATGTGGCAGCAGAAAATAATACCAATATTGTGCCAGGGCCAGACCAAAGCGGCGACCAAAATACACAATGGTTGGTAATCCAAGATGGCATTTCTTTTAAAGGACTGTACGATTCACAATCTCCTGGGGGTTATAACAGAGGCGATGTTGTAAGAAAAGGTGGAAGCCTTTGGGTAAGCCTAGTTAATCAATCTCAACAGGCAGATAGTACTCTTGTTTCAGAAGACACTTCAAATTGGAAATATGTTTTACAAACAAGTAACTTTGCAGGCACATGGCATGCTAATGAAGTATATCAATTGTATGAAGCTGTGTACTACAGGGGTCTATTATACTATGCAAACACACCGCATGTAAGTAGTCTAGAAAACTTCCCAGGTGACAACGGTAATGCATTTAGTTATTGGTCCGTCCTAATTGATAGCGGTACTACAGCAGCATTGTCTAACGTTGGCGATCTGCTTACACAAAATTTTTATAGAGAAACATTACAAGACGGCAGTACTGTTCTAACACTTGGCGATACTAGTACAATAGGTCCAACAGCTATCCCAATTGGAGATGCTGATCAACTTTTAATGGTTTCAAATGATCAAGGCGATATTGGTTACGAAACATATGGAACATTGCAAAGAGTAGCATGGGTAAGAACAGACGGTGTTGATGAAGATACAGATCCAGATCGAGGATTTAATTATTTTAAACCATGGAGAACATTACGCTACGCTCTTGAACAACTAGACGACGGATATTCTGGTTATACCAGCGTTAAGCTAGGCACAGGAGAATATGAAGAAGTATTACCATTAATTGTACCTAAACGAACCGCAATTATTGGAGATGAACTTCGTTCAACAACAGTAAAGGCAAGTCATCCTATATCAGCTTTGGCTAATGACGCTGCTTATACTTTAGAAACATTAATCCATATTGGTGCAAGATTAGGTAATTTGTTATCAAATAATTTTATAGTTCCTACTACAGGAAATACGGAAGACCAGTATATTGGCGGACCAATTGATGCTCCTACGATTGTAGCTGTGAACACCTTGTGGGCAGATATTATTAATATTATTGATTATAGAGTAAATGGTTTAGGTAGTGAGCCAAGTGTAACCGGATCAAATACACAGACAACTGATTTCAATAGATTAGGCGCAAGAATTACACTTGAAGAAAATCGTTTATGGATTAAGGCAGAAGCTATTGCCTATATGGCAGTTAATAATCCAGAATATACATTTGATACAGCTAGATGTGAAAGAGACCTTGATAGATATATTGATGCCCTTAAGTATGATTTATTGTATCCTGGAAATTACAAGAGCGTGTTAGCTGGTCGTTATTATGCCAACGCAGTTACAGGTAGCCAGCTTGAAGATATGTTCTATGTAAGAGATACAACTGGTATCCGTAATATGACCTTAAAAGGTTTGAACGGTACACTCCCAGAAATTCAAGAAGGCGAAATTTATAGAATACCAACAGGCGGGGCGTTTGTAAGTTTAGATCCGGGTTGGGGACCAAATGATGAAAGAGTATGGATCATCAATCGTTCGTGCTACATTCAAAACGTTACTACATTTGGTGTAGGCGCCATCGGACAGAAGATTGACGGTTTACTACATAATGGTGGAAATAGATCCATAGTATCAAACGACTTTACACAGGTAATTTCAGACGGAATTGGTGCGTGGGTACAAAATGGTGGTCGTGCAGAACTTGTTTCTGTGTTTACTTACTATGCACACATTGGTATGTTTGCCAAAGATGGTGGTATTATTCGTGCTACAAACGGAAACAGCTCATACGGTGATTTTGGTGCTGTAGCAGACGGCATTGATCCTGCTGAAACTGTGAGATACGGGAACGTAAACACTAGATCAGAACAGGCAGTAATAGCGTCTGCATTTGCAGGTGAAATTTTAGACTTTATTTTAGCATTAGAATATTCAAATGCCGGACAGAATTATACCGAAGCAAGCTACACAATCACAAGTTCTGGTGTTGGAGCAACATCAAAGCAAGAAGAGTTTAGAGATAATGCCATGTTCACCGTGCAAATCTTATCCAGCGGATCAGGATTTACCCAGTACGGAAATCAGGCACAGACTGGTAATGCTACACAAATTACTCTTGCTACAGCAGAAACAGCTACAGAAGCAAATATTCTTGGCATGAGAGTTATTATTATCTCAGGTGAAGGTACCGGACAATATGGTTATGTACATGCTTACAATTCTATAACAAAAGTATTGACAGTATATAAAGAGAGTACTGGAACTATTGGTTGGGATCATATTCTTCCAGGTACACCTATTGCTACTTTATTAACAGCTGGTACTAGATATCGTATTGAACCTAGAGTAACTTTTGCAGATCCCGGATTCACGGCGGAAACCCTAACATTGCCAAGTACAGATACCTGGGGCGCAATCACATACGGTGAAACATCTCAAGTGTTTACAGCAGTAGAAGCAACATTAGGAACCGGAGAAACTATAGACGTAACTCCAGTAGGTGCCGAATTTACTGTAGTTAAGACTGGCAGAAAATATACAGTCACTCTAACTGAAGGTGGAGCTGGGTATGCCGTAGATGATATTTTAACTATTACTGGCAGTGATGTAGGCGGTATTGCCAACGAACATGATATCACTCTTAGAGTTTTAACTGTTTCAAATGATAGTACCAACTCTATCTTAACGTTTGTAGTAGAGGATGCTACCTTAGTAGCAGACAGCGGTAAGTTTATTTTAACGCCAGCTAATGATGATTTAGGTTTTTATTCATCAGACGGTGAAAATTGGGTAGACTTTAACTTACCTTCGTCGGGTGCTTGGATTAATCTTGCAGCCGGAAACAATAGATTTGTAGCTATTAGAAACGGTTCAAATTTAGCCGCAGTCAGCACTAATGGCGTTGACTGGACAGAAACAATTATGCCAGCATCCAGAAGTTGGCGCGGCGTAACCTACGGTAAACCAAATGGAGTTGATGACGGCATCTTTATTGCTGTTTCAAGCAATCTAAATAGTGCAGCATATAGTGAAGATGGTGTAACGTGGTCGTCTTCAACAATGCCAACGGTTGGTGATTCGTCGCTCAATGAATGGGTAGACATAACCTTTGGAGCTGATAAATTCTTAGCGATTGCCAATAGTGGTAACGTTGCTGCTGTTGGCACATGGAACGGAACTTCATTGACTTGGCAAGGAACCATATTAGACGTGATCGCAGATTCTTCTCAGAAGAATTGGGTCAGTGTTGCCTATGGTAATAGAAGATTTGTTGCTATGGCTAGTACAGGCGAAGTTGGTTATAGTTTCAACGGTACTGACTGGTATGCAGCTAGTATGCCTTCACAGGACGGATCAACACCACACGTATGGAAAAAGATTGCCTATGGTCAAGGTGTATTTTTTGCAGTTGGCGATACCGGCGGTGCTGTAGTTGGAAACGATCCAACATCTGCACCAAGTACATATGCTGCTACTAGCTACGACGGAATAGTATGGACCGAACGGGCTCTTGATTCAGAGGAAGAATGGAAATATATAGCATTTGGTAATCCTGATGTAACTCTTAACGATAGTACCGTAAGTAATAGTAAACCAACATGGATCGCTGTGCCGGGCACAGCCACTGACACTATCAATAGAATTTACACAGGAGCAAGAGCTCTAGGAAGAGCTGTTGTAGGAGGTATTGGAATATCTTCAATTAAGATATGGGAACCAGGTAGCGGATATACATCTGATGCTACATTTACACTAACAAATCCTGGAGTAACTGCCGATCCTCAGTATAGAACAAGAATGGCAGACGGTGTGCTTGCACAGCCTAAGTTTTTAACAGGCGGTACAGCTTATAAAACAAGTACAACAAGTGTTACAGTCAGCGGCGACGGATTTGCAGACAAAACACCAAACGGTAAATTCTTAACACTTGATAATCTAGATGTCATGCCAGGCCCCGGAGCGCAATTTTATATTGGCGGAAGAACTGATTATTTTGTTGCTGTAGTAGTGGGAATAAATGAAGAAACATTACCAAGCGGCAAAATACGTTCAACCTTCCAAATAAGCCCTGCTGTTGATTTCTTAGATTATCTAGAGCATGATATGGAAGTGGTCATAAGAGAACGTTATAGCCAGGTTAGAATTACTGGCCATGACTTCTTAGACATTGGTACTGGAAATGAAATTGAAACAAATTATCCAGAACTATATTCGGATTATGAATTTACAACAGAACCTTTCCAAGAAGTTTATAACATAAGTGGCGGTAGGGTATTCTATACTTCGACTGATCAAGACGGTAACTTTAGAGCAGGTGATCAATTTGCTGTTGAACAGGCAACGGGTATTATCACTATCAGTGCAGACTTCTTTGACTTGAGTGGTTTGACTGAGTTAAGATTAGCAGGTATCAACGTTGGTAGTACAGCGGTAATTAGAGAATTTAGTAAGGATCCGCTATTCTTACAAAATTCTAACAATGTGATTCCTACACAACGAGCCATTGTTTCATATCTACAAAGTAGATTGAACGTAGGCGGGGAAGATTTGCTAACACCAAGTTTTATTGCTGGTACAGTACTAGTTGGTCCAAATTTGATTAATAACACAGCTGGATTAACTATTGATGTTCCTGTAGTAGCTGACTTTAGTGGTACCGGTGCAAGTATAAGTGGTTCTTATATTGCAACGATAATGATGTTAAGAGATTCAATGCAATAAATAATACATTCGGAGTGCGAAATGGCAGAATTTAAATTAGGTAGAATTAGGTTTGTTTGGAAAGACCAGTGGGTAACTGGTACAACCTACTATAAAGATGACGTAGTGCGATTTGGAGGTAAAGTATACCTTTGCCAAATTGGACATACTGCATCTGCAGATTTTAACACAGACCTTGATATTGTTCCATCAAAATGGAATTTAATGGCCGACGGACAACGTTGGAGAGATGACTGGACAACCGCCACTGTTTATCAAGAAGGTGATTTAGTCAAGTACGGCGGCTCCGTGTACGTTTGTATTGATGGACATACATCAGCTGCCACTGCTGCCCTAGGCTTAGAAGATAATTCCAGTGATTGGAACACTTTCGTAGAAGGTTTTGATTGGAAAGGCGATTGGACGATCTCAACAAGATATAAAGCCAACGACCTTGTTAGATACGGCGGTATAAATTATATCTGTATTACAGCTCATACTTCTGCTGCTACTACTGCTTCTGGTCTAGAGTCAAACTCTGGTAATTGGGAAGTCTTTTCGCAAGGACAAGAATTTAAGGGGACCTGGGCTACCCTGACTCGTTACAAATTAAACGATGTCGTAAAATGGGGCGCAGGTCTTTGGATCTGCGTGACTCAACATACAGCAGGAGCTACTTTCCCCGGTGATAGTGCCTACTGGACACAGTTTGTTGAGGGTTTTGAATACGAAAACACATGGAGCTCAGGTACAGCATATCAACCAGGCGATGTTGTTAAGTACGGCGGTAATAATTACGTAGCAAAAACATTACACACAAATTCAACTCCTGTAACAGGTACGAGTGACTGGGATTTATTTTCTGAAGGCCTAGATTTTCAATCAGACTGGGTAAACACAACTTCATATAAAATAGGTGAAGTAGTAAAAGTAAACGGATATAATTATTTGGCAGTAGCCGATAGTCCGTCTTACAGTTATAGTGTTACTGTTGCTACAGCAAGTAATGACAGATTTACCACAGCTAATACCGCTGGTATGGTAGCTGGTATGACTGTAAGATTTACGGGTACAACATTTGGAGGTGTGTTTACTTCCGGCAGATACTATGTTAAACAGGTAGTCAGCGGAACACAATTTACAATTAGCACAACCGTTGGCGGAACAGTTTTCAATATTGGATCTGATGACACAGGTACAATGACCGCAACTGTTAGTGCTGAACCTCCAAATACTTCTTATTGGTCTCCTATTACTTCTGGTGTGTACTGGAGAGGAATATGGACAGACGATACAGAATATAATTTAGGCGATGTTGTTAGATATAATTCAAATGCCTATATCTGTATGCTTGCACATAGATCAGAAGGTGACGACGGATCTACACTAGGTACACAAGGTGGTGGTCAAGCAAATAGCAGACCAGATCTTGACATTTCTGGAACATATTGGAATGTATTAACCGTTGGATCTGAAACATCAGTTCTAACAACTCTCGGTGATATGGTGTATTATGGCGGAGCAGGTCCTACTAGATTGCCAGTTGGAACAGAAGGACAGGTGTTGCGTGTGAGCAGTACTGGTATTCCAGAATGGCGTACACTTGGATTGGTCAATCATGTTTATTATGTTTCCCCACAAGGAGAAGATCGACCATTCCCTGCTTGCGGAGCAACATTTGACAAACCGTGGCAGACTATTAGGTATGCCTGCGAACAGGTAAACAAAGGCCCTCGTAATCCAAACGCTCAGTACTTGCTGGAACTAAATCGTGCATTTATTCAGAAAGAAATTACAGCATGGATTAGATATCAAATCACAAATAATATTGCACCGTTTACATCTTCATTTGATTATGATGAATATAAATGCGAACGAGATGTTGGATTTATTGTTGATAGATTAATTTGGGATATTGGCCATGGCGGCAATTTAAAAATGCGTGCCGCAGCATTTAGTCTGTTAGGTGCGTTTGGTGAAGCTGGCGAATTTAGTGCTGCCGAAGAGGTAGAAACTTATGTGACCCTTGCTGCTGAAGCAGATGAAGGTGTAGCTGCCTACGAGTATATGAAAGAAGTTGTAGCAGCAGTCCTAGGTAATACAGCACCAGGTACAGTTTATCAAAATGTTGGACAAGATTCAACAGCAGTGGTAGCACAGTATATTAACACTGATTTGACAGCAGAATCAGGTATCACTACTACTACAGATGAACTATTGGATATTGTAATTACAGCATTGACTGATCTTGATACTGATAATTTGCCAGCAAGAATTACACCTAATAGTACAATTTTTGTAAAGACAGGCGAATATCGTGAAACACTTCCTATTATTGTGCCTGCTGAAACTGCGCTAGTAGGAGATGAAGTACGTTCAACTAATGCTGGACCAGCAGGTAGTTTAATCAGTAGAGATGATGCCTATTATAGTATCACGGCTCTCGATAGAATGGAAACTGTTGTTGGACAGGTTATTCTTGGCACAAACGTAACTGAGTCAACAGGTAACACAGAAACACAAGACATAGCATTCCCATATGCAAGTAGCGTTGAAGAAACTTCAATCAAACAACTTGTGAGAATGATTGGACACCAAATTGATTTTAGAATCGGTACTAACCATAAAGCAACATTTACTCTACCTACTGGATATAACACATCTTTCCTATCAGGATACGGTGATGCAAGAACTTTATTAATTGAAAACAAAGAATTTATCAAAACTGAAGTTGGTGCATATATTGACGAAAACTATCCAGATGTTTATTACAGTAGAACAAAATGTAAGAGAGATGTTGGATTTATTGTTGATGCAGTATGCTATGATTTGTTATATGGCGGAAAACGAGAAACATTAGTTGCTGCTCTAGCTTATTTTGACGGCGACAATAGTGCAACATTGATGATTGACAACACAGAGGTTGCCGCTACCGCTGCTGCATTCAGCAGAATGAAAACAGTGATGCAACAGATTGTTGCCAATACTACTGTGACAAAGTCTACAGGAAATACAGCCACTCAATGGACAGATTCAACTAATTTGCCTGGCGGCTCAGCTGCTGTAGTAGACATTGGTACGTTACTAGACATAGTAATTAACACAGTTCAAGGTGATTCAACTGAGGGTAATACACCGCAGATCAATATTACACAAATTGCCACCAACAACACATTTACTTCGGCCAATCATGGACTAGCAGTAGGTGATGCTGTAGTGCCTAGAATTACAGCTAACGGATTAGTGAACGGTACAAAATACTGGGTAGTTGGTACTGTAAACACAAACACATTCCAATTAGCAGCAACATATGGCGGTACTACTCTAGCTTCGTTTACTAACGGATCAGGGCTAGACATTGATGCTGAAATAATTGATTATCCTACTGCAACCAACGGAGTAACATCTACAACTGCACTTATTGCAGCCGCAGTAACCTTAGATGCCGCGCAGGAAACCATTGTTACAAATACAACAGCGTTCATTGCTGCAAATTATCCAGCATTAACTTACAATTCTGCTAAGTGTGAAAGAGATGTGCGTTTGATTCTTGAAGCAGTAATGTTTGACTTTATGTTTAACAGTAATGCTCAAACACGTACAGCAGCATATTCATATCTGCGTTCAAGTGCCAGCGATGTATTTTCACTAAGTCAAAAAACAGCTACTCGTGCAGCGTTTAGCTATGCAAAGACACAGGCTAAGAGCAACGTAGGTGGTGATGCTACAGCACAGGCTAGAATTGAAACTCTAATGACCACACTCGATGACATCGTATTTGGTGCTACCAACGATGGATCAGTATGTCAAACAAATATTAGATCAGCAGACTGGGCTAGACTGCAACTTGAGCGTAATAGAGCTTATATTGTAGCAGAACTAACTGCTTATATTTCAAGTGCATTTAGTACAACTGTAACTGCAACCACAGCAGCTACCGATGTACTAACTTGTACAAGCACTAGTTGGATGAAACGAAATGCCGCTGTAAGATTCACAGGAACTTTGTTTGGCGGTATTTTGCCAGACACAACTTATTACATCCAAAATGTTGTCAGTGCAACTACATTTAAGGTAGCATTAACTAGAAATAGTAATACCGCATTGGATTTAGGATCAAATGCATCTGGATCAATGACCGTAAGTCTCTACTACACAAGTAGTGAGTGCGAACGCGATACAAACAAATATATTGATGCTCTAAAATTTGATCTACAATACACTGGAAACTATGAATCACGTCTAGCAGCAAGGTACTATGCCAACGGTGTGGTAGGTAGTTTAGAAGAAGATATGTTCTATCTACGCAACGGCACCGGTGTTCGTAATATGACACTAGAAGGTTTGACTGGTGATCTGTTAGCGGAAAATGCCTACGGTACACGCAGAGTAAGCGCAGGAGCTTACTGTTCTTTAGATCCAGGATGGGGTCCAGACGATTTTCGTGCTTGGATTATTCGCAGATCTCCATACGTACAGAACGTGGCAACTTTTGGTTATGCAGCTATTGGACAAAAAATTGACGGAGCTCTGCATAACGGTGGCAACGATTCTATCGTATCAAACGACTTTACACAGATTATTTCGGACGGAATTGGTGCTTGGGTAACCAATAATGCTCGCGCAGAATTAGTATCTGTGTTCTCGTATTATGCACATATTGGATACCTAGCAGAAAATGGCGGACGTATTCGTGGCACCAACGGCAATAATTCATATGGTGATTTTGGTTCTGTTGCAGAAGGTTTCGACGCTACTGAAACACCAATTACCTGTTTAGTAGACAACAGAGCTTTTGCTGCCACGGTTGGATCAACACTAACAGATAATGTTGATGTTATATGGCAGTTTGAATACGATAACGCAGGTAATGATTATACTGAACTTGTATGGTCCGTATCCGGCGGCGGCGCCGGTGCTGAAGTTGAACAAGACGACTTTAGAGATGGTGCTGTATTCCAAGTTCGTTTATTAGACACAGTCGACGACAGCGTTACAGCACCGGAAGTTGACGGAAACCTAGGCGGATTTGGCTATGTATCAAACGCCAGTACAGCACAGGCAGGTACAACCACACAAATTACATTAGCTGCTGTGGACGATGAAATTTCAGCAGCTTATGTAGGAATGAAAGTTATTCTTACTGGCGGCACCGGAGCTGGACAATTTGGTATTATTGCCACATACAACGCAGGCACAAAAATTGCCACAGTGACAAAAGAAAGCACAGGCGGTGCTGGTTGGGACCACGTAGTACCAGGCACAGCTATTGTAGCACCCGATGCTGCCACAACATATATTGTTGAACCAAGAGTTACATTTACAGCACCAACATATAGTTCTGCAAATAGTACACTAGCATCGGCTCAAGTTTATACAGATGCATCTTTTGCACCAATATTTGGAGTTTATAACAGCGGATCAACAACAACTAGCGGTTCTGGTACTGGTGCTACATTTAAAATAGCTAAAAAAGGCACAAAATATATCAGTGTTGATACTGTAACTGCTGGTACAGGGTATGAAAGATTAGACACTATAACTATTTTAGGTAGTAATTTAGGCGGCGCAAGCCCTGCAAACAATATAACAGTTACAATAACCTCAGTAAACTCTACAACCGGTGCTATAAATGCTTTTGAATTTACTGGTTTAGGTTTTGGAGGTAACTGGGTAGCAGTTGCTAGTGGTTCAAGAGATGTCAACACCAATGATGGTTCTACTTGGAGCACCTATGCTACAGCTTTACCAAGTACTTCTAACTGGACAAGTTTAGCAGCAGGAGAATTGACCGTTGTTGAGTCTGCTGGTTCGTTTGTTGCAGGTAGAGCATACCGTATTACTTCTTTAGGTAACACATTATTCACCAGTATCGGTGCAGAAGCAAACTTAGTTGGTAAGTATTTCGTAGCATCTGGAGTAGGTTCGGGCAGCGGCACAGCAACTCCGGTGGCAAACCATATAGTTTGTGTGTCTTCAAGTACAAACGTAAACTCATATTCTGCTAACGGTGGCACAACTTGGGTTTCAGGAGGAGCATTACCAGGTGGTATAAGCGGTACAGCAGTTGGTGTAGCCTACGGACGCACTAGTACAGGCACAAGCCGTTGGATCGCCATAGGTTCAACAGGAGCTACTGCATATTCAGATAATGGTGGTGTATCTTGGAACGCTGGCGGAAGTTTAGGAGCCGGTACATGGTCAGCAGTAGCCTACGGACAGGGTGTTTGGATTGCTATTGTCACAGGAGGTACCACTACCAAGTATTCTACAGATGGTATTACATGGACCACTGGTGGTGCATTACCTGCAAGTTCAGCATGGGTAAGTATAGCCTATGGTGCTAACAAATTTGTTGTCATAAGCTCAGCAGGTTCTGTAAATCCAGCATACTCTGTTGATCAAGGTGTAACTTGGGATAATGCAGGCGCATCAGGATATATTGGTTCAGGAACATCTACTTCTGTACACTATGGACAAGGTGTGTTTGTTGTGACACAATCAAGTAGTAACAACATGAGCACTTCAACAGACGGTCTTGTATGGACAACTAGAGCCATAACAAGAGCTAGTGGCACAGGTGCTCTAGCAGCTATTAACGGTAGTCCTGCGCAGTCTGGTATGTGGATGATTATTCCAAGTGCAAGCACTACCGCAGCAAGTAGTGCGGTTATTGGAGCTACAGCCAAAGGAAGAGCATATGTATCTGATAACAAGATATTTGCAATCAGAATTACTGATCCAGGATCAACTTATTCTGTAGCACCAACTATTACTATTACAGATCCAAGCAATTTGTATGAAGCTCCTACTTCAGTAAGAATTGGCAACGGTGTATGCGCCCAACCAAGCTTCATTGACAGGGGCGCTGGTTATGATTCAGCAGGAGCAACACAGGATACTGGAAATGGTTATGCCGACGAGTTCCAAAATGGCAAGTTTGTTGGCGTTAAACGTCTAACAGGTACACTAAGCGCAGGAGCAAACGTTGTGTTTGCCACACAACCTGACACAGTTTACAAACTTGTACAGGTAGTGTCTGAAACCGGCACATTTGATGGTGCTAGAAGTGCATTCTTGCAATTAAGCCCAAATATGAGCGTATTTAACAGTCCTGCAGACGGTACTAGCATAACCACAAGAATTCGTTACAGTCAGGTACGTCTAACAGGTCACGACTTCTTAGATATTGGAACAGGTAATTTTGTAGAAACTAATTATCCAGGAACACCAACACAAGTTCCAATCCCTGCAAATGAAACTGTAGACAACAACGGTGGACGTTGTTTCTATACTTCAACTGATCAGGACGGAAACTTTAGAGTTGGTGCTTTGTTTGCTATTGAACAAAGTACAGGTATTGCAACATTGAATGCTGATGCATTTAATATTGCTGGTTTGGCCGAACTTTCACTAGGTAACATTACACTTGGTGGAAATTCAGCAACAATTACTGAATTCTCAACTGATCCGTTCTTAACTGCAAATTCGGATAATGTGGTACCAACACAGAAAGCGATTAAGGCTTACATTGCTGCACAGATCGGTGGCGGTGGTGCTAGCTTGAACGTTAACAGTATTGTGGCAGGTTTTGTGGACATATCAGGTTCGCAGATTTCTACAACTACTGGTGGTACTATTCAGATGAAAGCGAACTTTAATTTCCAAGCAGGAGTCAAGGGATATCCGTTGGCCTGGAATTACTTTTTACTATAACATAAATACATTGGAGACATAAATTATGGCAACAGGAAGATTAGGCGTAGCGGATCTATCAGCAGCAACGGATACAACATTGTATACATGCCCTGCTAGTACATTCGCTGTAGTTACAGTGAGCATGTGCAACAGAGGCTCTACCTCAGCAACATTTAGACTAGCATTAGCTTCGTCTGGTACACCTGCTAATACAGAATATTTAGAGTTTGACGTGACAGTTAATCCTAAAAGTGTGTTAGAACGAACAGGTATTGTAATGGACGCAGGCAAATTGATAGTTGTAAGATCAAGTGCAGCAAGTGTTTCGGCAGTTTGTTACGGTATTGAAACATCTACGGCTTGATAGGAGCAAATAATGGCTAGAAAAATTACAACAAGTCCAATGATGGATCAGCCTATTATGGGCAGTTTCAACATTGTGTCTAACACGTTGTCAACTTTAAGTACTAATGAATCTATGGTGCTTGATCCTAATGGATCCGGCATTGTAGAAAGCGATTCTCATATTGCAATTAGGAATCAACAGTCTTTAAGACTTCTTGAAGCCAGCGGTAACGGTACAAACTATATTGCCATCCAGGCTGCTGCTAATATGACAGCCAATTACACAATAACTTGGCCTTCAGCAGTATCAGGGACAAACGGTTTCTTCCTGTCATCTGACACTTCGGGTAATTTAAGTTGGAGTTCAGCAGCAGGAGGTATTGCAGTATCAGATCCTGGTGCTAGTGCAACAGTACACTATCCATTCTTTGGAACTAATGCTGGCTCTGTACCAACAACTTTTGGACCTAATGCAAGATCAAATTTATCTTTTGTACCTTCAACAGGTACATTGACAGCTACAATTTTTCAGGGTGCGCTGGACGGAAGTGCTTCCGGTGGCGGTACATTGACAATCCGCGGAACTTCTAGTGGTTCTAAAGCCACAGCGTCAGTGCTAATGACTGACGGTGTAGCATCTTCAACAACTGCAACAGGTACTTTAGTTGTTACAGGCGGTGTTGGTATAAGTGGACAAATTACTGCTGCTACAATGGTAGAAACTTCTAGTATTGCATTTAAAGAAAACGTAAATCCAATTACTGATGCACTCGACAAAATTATGATGTTAATGGGTGTGCAATATGATCGTAAAGACATGGACGCACATGAGGCAGGTTTGATTGCAGAAGATGTCTATAGAATTATTCCAGATGTTGTAAGTTTAGATCAGGACGGAAAACCATACGGAATTAAGTACACTAAACTAACTGCCTATTTAGTTGAAGCTATTAAGACATTAAAGGTTGAAATTGACACACTTAAAGGTTGATATTTAATGGCAACACTAAAAAATCTTACAATCAATGACACTGGATTTTTAAGATTACCTTCGGGAACAACTGCTGAAAGACCAGGAAGCCCGTTAGCTGGAATGATAAGGTATAATACTACCTTAGCAGCTAACGAAGTTTATAATGGTACCGAGTGGCAAACTGTACAAGAACAAACAGTTGGTTCTACTAGCACAGGTGGAGCTATTACCACAACCGGCGGATTTAGAATTCATACCTTTACCAGCGGAACAAATACATTTACTCCTACAAAAACAGGTGTAGTTGATGTACTAGTAGTTGCTGGTGGCGGTGGTGGTCACAGTATTAGCGGAGGCGGCGGCGCCGGCGGTTATATTTTTGTTTCTGGCGTGCCAGTTGTTGCAGGTACTGCTTATCCAGCCGTAATAGGTACCGGTGGTAATGGATGTTCAAGCCATAGTGCCAATGATGCACAGTCCGGTAACCCATCTACATTTGGTGGTAGTACTCCGGTGGCTATAGTATCAACTGGTGGTGGTAGAGGAGCTCATTATCCTCCAGGCGGTCAACCATCTGCTGGAGGCGGATCAGGTGGTGGTGGACCAGGATGGAATGGCGGACCGGAAACTATTCATGCTGGTGGTACTGGCACGGCAGGTCAAGGACATCCAGGGGGTGTTGGAGCACATTACAACGGCACACCAACTGGTACACACTACGGTGGTGGTGGCGGTGGCGGAGCCGGAACTATGGGTTACGGACGTTCAAATCGTAATCAACAAGGTCGTGGTGGAGAAGGAATGGCATCTAATATTGGCGGCAGCGTCACATGGCGAGCAGGTGGAGGTGGTGGTGGATATCATAGTCCCAGCCACGGAGTGTCGACACTTGCAGGTAGAGGAAGTTTAGGTAACACATTACCAGGACAAAATGGTCAAGCAGGTGGTACAAATCTTGGTGGTGGTGGTGGTGGCGGACCATATAGTCCAGAACCACAGGGTGGCGGACCAGGCGGACCAGGTGTAGTTATAGTTAGGTATAGAGGTTAATAATGGCAACTTTAAAAAATGTTACAGTCAACGACACTGGTTTTGTACAAGTAGCCTCTGGTACTACCGCACAAAGAACATCAGCTAATGGCGATCTAAGATACAACAGTGAAACTAATGAAGTTGAACAATATGTCAATGGTGCATGGCGTACAGTTGACGAATCAATTAGTGCAAGTTCGGGCACAACCATTGCCACAGGCGGTACAATTACTACCGCAGGTGGATATCGTATACACACATTTACAACTTCTGGAACATTTAATGCTCCCTATACAGGTAGAGCTGAAGTTTTAGTTGTTGCTGGAGGTGGCGGTGGTGCACCTATTGGAGGTGGTGGTGGCGCGGGCGGTTATGTATTCACAGCATCAGTTCCAGTTGCAGGCGGAACTAATTATACAGTTACACGTGGTAATGGCGGCAGCGGTGGCTTCCACCATTATTCAGATGAAGGACAAGCTGGCGGTCCAAGTTCGTTTGTAGGACCAACAGTATCAATTACAGCTACAGGTGGCGGCAAAGGCGGTTTTTATGGTAGCGGGTCGCCAATTCCTGCAATGAGCGGAGGATCAGGCGGTGGTGGCCCAGGCGGCAACGGTTCTTCGGGCACAACATACACATCATATCCAGGAGAACATCCTGGTGGCACCGGTGTAATAGGCCAAGGGCATCCAGGCGGATACGGCCACCATGGTACCGGTCCGGGATATCCAAATCCTGGTTGTCAAGGTTCAGGTGCTACACACGCTGGAGGATCAGGTGGCGGCGCGGGATCAAGAGGTATTAGTAGATATTCTAATTGGGTACGTTGTCACGGAGGCCAAGGACTTACAAATGCAGTAAGCGGTAGTGCAGTAATTTATGCAGCAGGCGGAGCAGGCGGCACACACGTAAATCCTTATTACGGACACAGTCCTGATCCAGGTGGTGCCGGCGATGGCACCGGTAATAGCGGAACACACGGCGGCGCGGTGGCTACGGCAGGAGGAGCTAATCGTGGTGGTGGTGGTGGTGGTGGCGCACACCCAGGCGGAGAAAATCCAGCAGGTGCCGGCGGAACTGGCGTAGTCGTAGTTAGATACAGGGTATAAAAATGGCAACACTTAAAAATTTAACAGTAAACGACACAGGATTTATTAGATTACCACAGGGCACAACCGCTCAAAGACCTGGTTCGCCTGTAGCTGGTCAAATAAGATTTAATACTGATTATAGTAGAAACGAAGTCTATAATGGTTCAGCTTGGGTACTACTTGAGCACAGCGCATATGCTACGGGAGGCTCAGTGACTGCAAGTGGTGGTTATCGTATTCATACTTTTACATCTGGCGCAACTACCTTTACTATGACCTATCCAGGAACTGTAGAAATTCTTGCAGTAGGGGCCGGTGGTGGTGGTGCCCAAATTGGTGGTGGTGGTGGCGCTGGTGGATTTATTTATGAATCTGGAACTAGTTTACCTGCTGGAAATTATACTGTCACTGTAGGCACTGGCGGAGATAGAGAAACACAACATAATGCTAATAATCAAAATCCTGGTAATCCTAGTAGTGTAGTTGGTCCAGGTATACCGCAAATGTATAATGCCATTGGTGGTGGTCGCGGTGCTTCTTATACTTCTCAACACTCTGTGGTTAGATTATGTAATGGTGGCTCAGGTGGCGGCGGACCAGGCGGTCACAGCGGATCTGCAGGCGGTGAAGGTGGCTGGTGGCCACAGGCACCAGGCGGCCACGGAAATCAAGGTGCTGATCATCCGTGGTTAGCAGGCATGCCCAATGCTACTCTACAGGGAACACCAACTGGAAATAACAACGACCATATTAGTATGGAAGGTAACGGTTATGGCAGCGGAATTATAGGTCAAGGACACCCTGGAGGATTTGGAGCTCACGGCGGTGGCTTTGGTTGGGCAGCAGGCAGTAACACTATTCACTGCGGTGGTGGTGGCGGCGGAGCAGGATCATCAGGTAAACCAACTTCAAGCGGCAACGAAATGGGAACAGGTGGCGCAGGACTAGCCAGCCAAATTACAGGTACATTAACAAGATATGCCGGCGGTGGTGGCGCAGGAACGCACGGCCCGGGTGGCTATGGACATTACGGACTCCAGGGTGCTCATGGAGGTGGCCTTAATTCTTTTGGTGGCGGTGAGGGCGGCACTGGTAGTGCAGCTGGACAAAATGGCGGCACAAACACCGGCGGCGGCGGCGGCGGCGGTTTCTGGGGTAATACGCAAAGCGGCTCGGGCGGCCCTGGATTAGTAGTTATTAGATATCGCGATCAATAATGCCTCAATTTAAAACAACACAAAATATTCTCAAAGACTTTGGAGACGAAGTCTGGCACGATAATAATATGGACTCGGACAAAATTGTCCTACCACCAAGTCCAGATTGGAGCTACGATCGTGTGATGAACTTTGAAGACGTAGAAATTTGGGAAGTGCTTATAGAACGAGGTGGTGGTGTAGCTCTTTATGCAGCTTGGTGTCCCTACGCAGAATATTATATTATAAGGCACAATTGGGGCGAAGATCTTGAAGCATTCTATGGTAGATTCGTACAGCCTCAAGTATTAGAAAGATTGGAACAACTGAAAATCCCACATAACAAAGATGCACATCTACGTTTTATGGATAAATTCAATGACAAAAACTACGGTGATATCAATAACGGTAGTTCACTTTACAGGTCTGGTGCTATTCAAAGTTTTTAAATAATAGATGCTTATTGAAAATATTTTTTCAAGTTTTCTAGCTTCAACATATATTCAACCAACAACCGAACTAATTGATTACGCCCTGTCAACGGTTAGCAACGATCAAAACAGTAGAAAGGACAAGGTAAATCAATCTAATTTTTTAGATTTAAGTGTTCCCCCCATTAAAGAAATAACAGATCAAGTACAAAGGCATTTCAACGATATTCATCTTAAGATTGGATTAGCCAAAACACATAGCCAAATAGTAAGCGAAGCATGGTTTAACATTGGAAACAATTTAAATATAGATTCGCCCCATTGTCATCCAGGAAGAGTGTTTTCGGCGGTATATTATCTCGCAACACATGATTACTGCGGAGATTTAATTTTTATAAACCCTAACGATAGTTTAGTGCATACTATTCATCCAACATTCGTTAAAAGCTATAATTGTTTTAATTCACATAATTTTAAAATTTGTCCTAGAACAGGGCTATTAGTTATTTTTCCTTCATACTTACAACACTATGTACGTCTTAATAGTGGTGGCGAAAGGATTTCTTTAGCATTTAATTCACAAATTACTGAAAAATGCCTCTAATAAAAACCAATCCTTATAATATCTATATTTTTGAACTTGATGCTATACCTAATGATACGCATCAAGAAATATATACATTAATTACTCAAGAATTTTACAAAAGCCTATTTGGATATTACGGCGGCCGTAATGTATGTTTAGACTACATTGATAATTTAATCGTCAAGCAATTTACTCATCAGCTCTATGATATTTTTTTAGAGTGCTCTAACCAAATATTTGGAGAATTACAATTATTAGAAAACAATAATAGATCAAGTTGGGCTAATTTATCAAACGAAAATTACTATCTAGCCAACATACATAATCATGAAAAAACAGCCACTATCAACGGAGTTTACTATTTTAATATGCTAGAAAATTATGGAGGTGAATTAGATTTTTACGATTTTGAAAAAAAAATAATACATTCTATTATACCAAAACAAAATCAATTAATCATATTTCCAGGATCGTTATATCACAAAAATAGATTTTGTCATAGCGAACGTTTTAGAATTTCTATCAATATAGAAATTTTGTGCGACAAAATTTTTTAAAAAAATTGCGTGTTAAAACTAATTGAAATTCTATCTTGATTTGTTAAATTTGTAGTTACTGAATGTTCTAACCAACTAGGAAATATCAGCAACATACCTGTCTTTGGCTTGTAAGAAATAGTTGCACTATTGACTGCATTCCAATTTTCCACAATATATGGTGGTATATAATTTAACATATAGTTTTCTCTATGAAAAATTATATCGCCACATATACCTTCCGGAACTTGAACATAATAAACTCCACTAAACAAGCTTCTTGGATGAGTATGTTTAAGATTGTAACTGTATTTGTCGTTTACATTTATCCAAGAACTTTGTATAGATGTTACACAAGTTGATCTAAATCCCATAGATTTATGTACTTTTTGTAATTCTAAATTAATCAAATTTGTCAACTCAGTGTAAGATTCGTCTTTGTCAAAATCAAAACATTGCCATCCGCCTTGATACAAATTTTTTTGATGGCCATCATTGGTCGCTTTTAATTTTTTTACGAATTCAATTAACGATTGATTATTTGCTTTAGGTAAACTAGTTTCCCATATGCAGTTAGAAAACCAAATTGTTTTTTCAAGGGGTCGCATCAAAAATTGTAATTAGTATTGAAAGCAATTGAAATGCGATCCTGGTTGGTAAAATTAGGACTTACAGAATGTTCAAACCAACTTGGAAAAATTAATAACATACCTGTTTGAATTTTGTAAGTTGCTGTACCGCTGGTTAAATCATTCCATTCTTCAACAATATAATCAGGAATATAACTTAATGGCAGATTATCTCTATGGAAAATTATATCGCCACAATCTCCTTCAGGTACACAGGCATAATAGACACCACTAAACAAGCTTCTTGGATGTAGGTGTTTTAAATTAAAACTCTGTGGAGGATTTATATTAATCCACGACCCTTCTATGTAAGATGGAAAGTTTTCCTTTAACCCCATAGACAAATGAACATCCATAACTAAATTATTACATACATTAATTAGATTCAAATAAGCCTGATTTGGGTTCTCAATATCGTAACATTGCCAACCTCCTCGATTTGACTTTGTTGTACCTGGCTTATTTGCCTTTAAATTATAGGCATACTCAATTATAGCCTCATTATCTATGTTATCTAATACAGTTTCCCATACAGGTGTTCCAAACCATTTATTTGCTATCATATTTTTAATTAAAATTAAAGTTTATCGTAATCCTTGTATTAGTGTTTATAGGATTACTACCCGAATGATATTGAAATCCGTCAATATGTAATAAGGTATTTGCCACAGGTTTTATTCTTTGTTTAATTGGTAAAGACATTGATGAATTTTTTTGATAATCGTCACCCTTACTGTACATTTTATCAAATATTACGGTATCTCCGTCGCTGTCATTAAGATAATATATAAGTGTTTGATGCTCTTTGAATCCGTCGATGTGAGCTCCGTTATACATTTCTGGTTTATTGCCTATAACAGGCACTTGAAGATTTATTTTTATTCTTAAAAAGTTATTAATTTTTATATTTGCTTGATGCTGAAAGTTTTCAACAATTGGACCCATTAAAGAAATAAGTTCAGATACTTTGCCCCTTTCAGTGTCCCATACTGTGTGAGTAAAGCCAAAACTTGGAAAGGCCTTAGCATCTTTGGTATGACCGTTAAAATTCAAAAAAGCAATATCGGGCTGGTAATACCAAGGAAAATCAACTCCAGTAATTACTTGATATAATTTATTATAGTTGTTTTCAGTTAATATTTTTTCGTAAATCATACAAAATTAAAATTAATTACATATCTGTGTTGCGATACACTTGGATTACTACTTGCATGATACCTAAAGCAGTCAAAAAATACTCCTGTGCCTTTTTTAGGAGATACTTTATCAGCAATAGTAAAAGTGTCAGGAATAGTATTAAAATCGTCATACTCATTAAACAAAAAAGTATCGCCGTCTGCATCATTTATGTAATATACAAACGCTTTCTCTCCGCTCCCACGATCTGAATGCGGAAAATTATAGTTAAATTCTTTGAACGTCTTATCTCTTAATAGTAAATTAATTTTAATTCTAGTAATCTTATTAATTGTAATCCCTGCATTTTCAGCAAAAATATAAAGCACTGGATATATAAATCCGTGAAGATTAGAAACAATGTGTCCTTCATCTAAAACACTATGAGTAAATTGGCCGTTTTCTATTATATTAGAATTTTTAGATAATTTTAAATAATGTTCTAAAAACGGATCCGTGTCTGCGTAAGAAGTATTTGGAGCATAGTAATAGGGAATTTCTGTAACTATCTTTTCTAAATCATCTTCATATTTTTTAGGGAGACATTTATCTAATTTAACAATCATGAATTGTCCTTCATATATTGTATAAATGAATAATGATCAGCCAACAACGGCAAGTTTAAGTTCACGTTTTTAAAATATTGATGTTTTAATAGATCGTAATCTTCTTTTCTTTTACCATGATAAAATGATTCAAATAATTTTTTAGCATGATCTGGATTGAAAAACTGTTGCCCATTACCGCAGGCTAAGAAACTTTTTGCTGCCCAATCTAAACCAATGTTTGAAAACATGTCATAACTTGGTATAGTATACTTAGATTCTTCTATTAATTTGTGCAACGATTCCGGAATCTTATTATCTACTGTAAAGTTTCGCCAAAAATCTGTATCATCTCTTTTTGTTATATAATGAAAGTAAACAAAGCCCAGAGTATTATCATTCATATCAGTATGTCGCTGGTTGACTTTGTCTCTGGCCATTTGATCGTCGTGTGTAATAGCAGAAGGATTTTCAATCCAAGCATTCAACATCATTAACGAAGTCCAAATTGATGTAGCTTCTAATGGTTCAATAAATCCCGAGCTTAATCCTACGGCCAGACAATTTTTTTCGTATATTTTTTCATATCGTCCTGGTTCAAAATTAAGCAGTCTTGGAACTTCAACTTCAATGCCAATTTCTTGATCCAATTCTTTTTTAGCCTCTTCGTCAGATATTCTATCACTGTCGTAGACATAACCGCATCCGTAGCGTCCCTGCACCGGTATTTTCCATACCCACCCCCACTTCATTGCAGTTGATTCTGTGTAAGGTGGAATGATTTCTGAGTTGTTTGGAATAAAGAAAGGCATTGCTCTTTTAGCAGGCAAATATTCTTTGTAACTTTTCCAAGGTGTTTTATAGAGATTGCCTATGATTAATCTTTTAAATCCTGAACAATCAAATACAAAGTCACATTCTATTTTGCTAGATCCAATGTTAACTGATGTAATGTTTCCGCTATCGTCTACAGTAAAGTCAGTAACAACGCCATCTACTACAGTGATACTTCTTTCTCTTCCTATGTTTTCAAAACAATTAGCCAGCAGGTTAGCATCAAAATGTAATGCTGTTCTGCCTAGTCTAGTAAAATGTAAAATAGGATCTAGAGTTTTTGTAGAAGCATCTGAGTTTGGTACAAAGCGTACACAATTTCTATCACAGGCATGTGAATTAAAATCAATACCGTTAATGGATCCGCCGCTGGCAATAACCTCAAGATCCATCAACGGATATTTGGTATGATGAACTTCACTTAATATAGTATGATCTAGGCCAAAATTATCCATAAAAGGATGATAGTAGTAAGATCTATCGCCGTTCCAGTTTGAAAATTTTATACCGTTTTTGAGTACAGCCTTGGCTTCTTTAATCACTCTGCTAACAGGAACATCAATTTCGTCTAAAAAATCTATGATATGGGGAGTTGTGCCTTCCCCTGCACCCAATATTCCTATTTCGCTGCTTTGTATAACTGTTATTTGACTATCTGGATAGTTTGCTCGAACAAATAGTGCAGAAATCCAACCTGCACTTCCGCCGCCAACAATTACAAATTTAAAATTTTTGTCAATTGATTTCATCATAGAATAGTTCCTGTTTTGTTTCTACAGGGTATTTAAAATCTTTTACATCGATATCAAAAGTTCCGCTAAGGTTCCATAATTTTATTTTTTCATAAAAAATTTTGTTGTTTTCCTTATTCATATGACATGTTCTACCACTATCATACACATATTCATTTATATTATATTTTTCATAATCCAATAAACTAATGTAGTGCATACAATTTTGATTATCATAGATACTGTCAGGGGTTACAGGAATCAGTAGTGCCTTTGGAAACATTTGTCTTATTGAATCAACTATTCCACGTTGGATAAGTGTTTCTCTACGATAATGCCATATATCTATAAAATAATCTTGAACACTATTTAGAATTTTCTTGTCCCACAGAGAAGCTGATTCTATTAACATTTTGGCAGAAAGATGATTTACAAAATGATTTTGTAATTTAAAATTGGGCATCCATAATCTACCAATTGGCGGAGCAAATATTATTAACTTCTGATATTTTTTACTGTGTCGAAGTAATTGATCGTAAACATAAACTATACTTGCACCTTCTGCACTATAGTTGTCAAATTCAATATCTGCAGACAGTAATTCTACCCAACTATGATTGAATTTTTTATTTGGTACAGCAGAACTATCTCCAAATATTCCTAATTTTTTGTTCATCATAAGTTATTCAAAATATGTTAACCAACCAGTGATTATGTATTTGGTTCCTAATAATGGAGGATTACCTCTATGAGTATGAGAATATGTAGAAGGCCAAAAAAGTAATGTGCCTGTTTTAGGTTGAATTCTTTTATGAAGGTATAAAAATTCTGTCTCGCCACCGTGTTCTATATCATTCAAATACATCATAAATGTAACAATTCTATTGGCTGTTTCGCAGCTGGTGTTTTCAAAATGCCAATTATGAAATCCCCCACCCGGGTCAGTGCGTTGAATCCTAAGCATGTAAAATCCATGCCTAGCAGCAGATTTAAGAATAGGAAATTCCTTACAGTAATCTTCGTAACATTCCCAAAATGAATTTATAAAAGGTAGTAGTATTGGCGATCCTTTAGGTAATGTGATTACATCTGGATGCAACATAAACGCAGTTTCATCTTTACGTGATGTTGCTTTTGTTGTATACTGATCGTGATTAATTACAAGATTATACTGTCTAAGATCCTCAAAATATTTTATCATTGCAGCACAGTCTGTGTTTGATACAGCATTATCGTATATGCCAATAAAATCTTCTATTCTTTTTTCTATCATAGTATATTAAAATTAATATTGATTCTGACGTCTGATACTTTGTTAATTCCCGCAGCATGAAATAGGCTACCATTAAACAAGACAAATCTACCTTTTTTATGATTTATTTTTTTTAAAACTAATTCCTTTTTATGGTCTTGAAATATCATAGTATCGCCATCGCTGTCGTTAACATAATAAATTAATACCATATGGTCAGTAGGGGAGTCTACATGAGGAGTTGTATAATCACCTACATTGCCCGGTAACTTTAGCGTGAGATTAGCTTTTGATCTTGTTAAAGATTTAAAAGGGTACTTTGAACGTTCTAAAAAACGACTTAACACAAAATCAGATATAAGATAATTTTCTGAATTACGAGATGATTCTAAATAAAAAACATGTGTTAGTAAAACACATTCGCTTGAACTACTGTTAGAATTGGTTTCTATATCGCGCTTGCTAGTTGTATAATGATTGTGACCTACAGATAAAAACCAAGGAAATTTAGGATCACGTAAAAAACTTTCTATGTGATCTTTTTCTTTGTCGTTTAATAGTTCATCAAAAATTTCAATCATGTTAACCTGTAAAGGTCAAATATCGTTTGTTAGGAAAATAAAATTTTGATACGATTTTGTTTAAGCGGCCTTCTTTATCAAACCCAATAAAAGGTCGTTTATCAAATTTATATTCAGCGTATGGTCCGTTAGCATCTACATAATGACAGAAAAATTGTATATGATATGAGCCTTCAGGAGCAGTAAAAATTTCTCGCCAATGTTCTACTTCGCATCCTCTGTAGATTACCAAGTCGCCCGAATTCATTGTGCATGGAGTATCACCTACAATAATAGGCCACTTGTAGTCTGCACCACGATAATCGTATTCTAAAGTAACTGTGGTTGATATTTCACAACTAGGTCGATCCACATGCTTTACTAAATTAGCTCCTGGTCTGTACACTCTATAATAAGAATACGCAGGATGTAAACTTAAACCAGTATTTGTTTCTAGCAAAGGATGCAGATACAATAGGAACGACTCCATTAATGTATCTGAATACTGGCTGTGAGAATTGTGAATCTGCGGTGTGGCGCCTTCTTCTAAAGATAAATCATTTCTTTCGTCTAATAGTGCATACATTGAAGCAATTTTTATAAGTTCTGGGGTTAATGCATTATTAACCTGCACATATTTGTTTTCTTTAAAGAATGTAGCGTTATCCATAGTCACTGTTAGTTACATATTTTGAATTGGTCGGTCATGCACCCATGTTACTAGACTGTACTTTGTACCAGATGTAACAGGATGGGCAATGTGCTTGTAGGCAAAATTTGACGGAAAAAGAATCAACATTCCTTTTTCAGGTTTAAGTTTGATTTTAAAATTTGGAAACTCAATATGACCGCCTTCGTAGTCGTCATTTAAATAAACTACTGCACTTATAGCTCTGCCAGATGCCGTTCCTCCGTCATAATGGCCCTTATATTCTTCATTGGGTCTATATTTTAGTGCTTGGTAAGGTTCATGATACAGTAATTCGTGTATGTCATAGCGTTCTGTATATGGAATAGTTGTAGCTAACAATAAGAAATACATCTGATTATGAATGTCTTTCATCGCTTGATTATCTACTCCCTCCCCGGAAACTGTAATACCTAACCCAAGGTTAGTTCTAGCATTTTGTCTATGTCCCTGACCAACGGTCCCGGCACGACTCCAACCAACTCCAGAATTTATATCAGAGCAACTTTGTTCTATTCTAGCAATAGTAATTTCAGGATCCGGCCATGCATTTTCAAAAATATCAATGCATCCGCCTACTGTTGCACTAGGATTCAATCTACCTGTAAAAATATTGTTAACTAACATCTTATTCTTCACCTTTATGAATGTGTGTTTTTAAATATTGATATAGACTTGGACAGTCTTTTGCAATTTCTCGCCAACGTGCTTTACGGGCTTCGAACATTTGAAAAATATGATCAAAGGATCTTTTGTAATCATCTTTGTATAAAGTTTCTCGGAGTGTCACTGTTGTTCTATCTAAAACAAAGTAATTCATACCAACACTGATCCAATTAATACCAGCTATATTTGAATCGTGACTATATTCAAACATTTTTGCACCTTGTAGTTTATAAAATCCTACCGCTGTTTCTGGTTCTAAATGAGGCATTCCTGGAGAATAGGTTCTCGATGCATTGGCCTTCCAATATTCTGTATCGTTTCTAATACTTAGGGCATAGTGCAAGGCAACAAACTGTGCAAAATTTCTCCACATGCCAAAGGTAGCAGCATTGTATACATCCTTGTCCCACTGTGTTACTGCTGGGCGCTCTAATGTTTTAATTAGTTTGAATAAGAATTCATGTACGGTATAAAGACCGTTTGACTCTAAAGGCTCAATAAAACCTGCGGCTAAACCAATAGCTACAACATTCTTGACAAAGGTTCGATTATGTATACCAACACGCATCTGAATATCTTTGAATTCTAATGCATCCACTTCCTCTCTAGTGCGAGGAACTATCATTTTATCACTCATCAAATGCTGCTTGAATTCTTCTTGGGCTGCTTCAGGAGAAATAAATTTATCACTGTATACATAACCAGTTCCTAATCTTTCCCAACTAGGAATGTTCCATACCCAACCGTTACCAATAGCGGTGCTGTTGGTAAATGGTTCTAATTCTTTATCTTTATCTTTATAAGGTAATCTCGTAGCCCATGCTCTGTTGTTGGGCAACATATCAGCATAACTGATAAAAGGTTCGTTCAATGCACCTGCAAGTAAAATAGATTTAAATCCTGTGCAGTCAACATAAAGGTCGGCTGATATAGAATCGCCTGAATCTAAAACCAATTTTTCAATACCATTATCGTTGACTTTTATGTCAACGACGGTTGCAGGAATATGTGTAACTCCGCGAGGCTTACAGTACCGTTCCCTTAACCATGCACCAAATTTAGTTGCATCAAAGTGGTATGCTACGTCTGAGTCTGGATTATAATTATCAAGCAAGCCGTATTTGTTTAATGAAAATTTATTCTGCTCCCATAGGGGTGAAGCAGGAAAAAAACAATCAACAAAATCTTGTATAGGAGTTTCGGGATATAGAGCTTTTTTAAGTAGCCAATCATTCATTCCGTTAACACAGCCCTCAACTAACGGCCGACCAAACGGATAATGAAATCCTCCCGCATCTTTTTCATAAAAATCAGTAAATTTGATGCTCATTTTATAACTTGCATCTGTGTAAGTCATAAAATCTTGTTCGTCAATACCTAAAAAGTTACAGTAGTCATTAATGCCTCCAAGTGTGCTTTCGCCCACGCCAACAATTGGAACATTTGGACTTTCGATAACAACGATTTCTTTATTAGGAAATGCTTTTACGAGTGCTGCTGCACTCATCCAACCTGCACTTCCACCTCCTACAATAAGAATTTTGTTAACTGGTTTTATCATCTTGTGCTTTCCGCTAGAGCGAATACAATTGCATTTTCAAAATTTTGAATTGTAACGTCATCAACCTCTGCTGGCGATAAATTAGTTAGATCATTATTTCTAAATGCGCCCATTTGATCGGCTAGCTGTTGTGTGTTAATTTTTTTATCTAAGAATGATTGATAAATTGCCACAACTTTAGCAACTAGATCTTTGATTTTTGTTTCATTTTGATTTCTAACAATAGCCTGAACCTTTAAACCGTCTAAAAGATCAATTGCTTTTAGATTAGGGGCTGGCGGCGAAACTACAGATGCTCCTTCCGGAGTCCAAACATGTTCAGTGCCTGGTGGTATTGTATATTCAACACCGTCTATAATTCTTTTTGTGCTCATTTTGCTTTCTCCTTGCGATTATTTTTTTTGAAGATATTGTACAGTTTACCAAGGCTATAGGAAATTCTTCGTCCTTTTAAAGCTGCCAATTCGTAATATTCTAATGTACAATACTCCGCGGCTATATTTATCGGCTTTTCAGTCAGCGGAATATACTTCTGAAAGGGTAATCCTGCACTAAACTTAACAGTATAAGAACTAGACTTCTTAGGGAAAAATAGATTGACATTGGTTACAAAATTGTTATAAAACTGTATAACTCCGTCACAAAAAATTACATCTTGATCATCAAACTCAGAAAAATAACTAGGTTTAGTTAAAAACCATTTTATGTCGCTGTTGCATTCAGCTATCCAAGGACTGATAATTTTAGCATGAATATACTTGTCAGCTAGATGCGGAAACTGTCCGCTATCATGAGGTTGAACTAATTGAGTGTTAGGATAGTTATTAGAATAACGCCATTCTATGGCGCTGTTTGGACCGTCAATAAAAAATTCTAAATCAGACCAGCCTGGTATAGTTACTCCAGTAGTAAAATAATCATTTATAGCAGGACATCGTCTAATGGTTGGAGCTTTTAATGGTTCAAAATTGTCAGATACACTTCCGTCGCCGTTAAATGGAGGAGTTTTCTTAAACCATTCAGGAAACTTTTTTGAATGAGAAATGGGCGAAAGATTGCTAAGAAGGTAAGGATCAAAGGTTTTGAAAATAATTTCAATTGGTTTTGTTTTAAACATTAAATATTTATAGACCTAAATCTTACATATAGCTAATCATGATAAAAATTATAGATAACGTAACATCACTAGCCAACGTAGCCTACTTAGAATCATTGATGCTAGATCAGCCGTGGACTTACCTAAAGAGTACAGCATACAACCAGTACAATACAGAAAAAACACCCTACGATCCATCATGGGCTAACACAATGTACAATTTTGATGAGATACGTAGTCCTCTAATGACACACGCCCAATCAATATTAATTAAGGCCCTGCATATGGAAAACCTAACCATAAGCAAGTTAATTAGGATAAGAGCCGGTATGACTACCAGAACTCCATATCCAGTTGTACATGCGCCTCATGTAGATTGGGATAATTTTCACATGACCGCCCTTTATTATCTAAATGATGCCGACGGTGAAACAATATTTTACAAAGAAACTAGAGACGAAACTTTAGAACAATCTAGTTTCGAATGGGCAAAAGACCATCAATTTACAGTAGAACAAAGAGTAAAACCTAAAGCTGATAGAATGGTCATTTTTGATGGTAGAATTTTTCATTCTAGCACATCACCAACTTCTGTTGATTATAGAATGACCATAAACTATAATTGGTTGCCTTAATCTTCTTTCTTATCGTCAAATGAAATTGCACAGTCAGTGGTAAGTAATAAACTTGCGACTGACGCAGCATTTTGTAGTGCAGTCCTCACTACCTTGGTTGGGTCTATAATTCCCATTTCTAACATATCACCAAATGTACCAGAAGATGCATCATACCCATAGTTGAATCCTTGATCTTCAACTTTAGATAATATCACTTCAGGAGTTTCTCCAGCATTTATTAAGATTTGTCTAAATGGTTCTTCTATTGATCTAGCAATAATTTGTATACCTGCATCTTGATCTCTATTTTTGCCTTTGAGATTGACCAAACAATTTCTAAGTTTTATAAGAGCAGTACCGCCACCTGGAACGATGCCACAATCAACTGCGGCTCTAGCAGCACTCAATGAGTCATCAATACGATCTTTCTTCTCTTTCATTTCAATTTCAGTTGAAGCACCAACCTTAATTACTGCTACACCGCCTGAAAGTTTTGCCGCACGTTCCTTTAATTTTTCTTTATCATAATCAGCAGACACGTCGTCAACAGAATTTTGAATATAAATGATTCTGTCTTTAATTTTTTCAGCGTCACCGTGACCACCAACAATAACTGTGTTTTCCTTACCCACTTCAATTTTATCACACTTTCCAAGATCATTAATCGAAGCTTTTTCTAAAGTAGAACCAAGATCATTGGAAATTAGATTGGCACCAGTCAATACCGCCATGTCCTGCAGAATATGTTTACGTCTGTCCCCAAACCCTGGTGCTTTGACTGCACACGCTTTGAGATTTCCTCGTATGTTGTTTACAACTAGGGTGGCTAGTGCTTCGCCTTCAACATCTTCTGCTATAATACAGATAGGTTTTCCTTCCTTGGCCACTGCATCTAAAATATTAACTATTTCTTGTACTCTAGAAATTTTTCCGTCACAAAACAAGATGTAGGGATTTTCTAGTATTGCTAATTGTTTTTCTGAATTATTAACAAAGTACGGAGAAAGGTATCCTCTATCAAATTGCATACCTTCTACTATCTCTAGCTCATCAACTAGACCTTTGCCGTTTTCTACAGTAACAACGCCATCTTTTCCTACCTTATTGACTGCCTCAGCAACAAGATTACCAATTTTTTCATCTGAATTAGCAGATATAGATGCTACCTGTGCTACTTCTTTTTCTGAAGTACAAGGAATAGAAACTTTTTCTAATTCTTCTAAGATAACTGTTACAGCTTTGTCAATGCCCCTTTTAAGGTCCATTGAGTTAATTCCAGAGATTACATATTTCATACCTTCTTTGACAATACTCTGAGCTAGAACAGTTGCAGTAGTTGTACCGTCACCTGCTACGTCAGCAGTTTTTGACGCTACTTCTTTGACCATTTGTGCGCCCATATTTTTAATGTTGTCACGTAGCTTAATTTCTTTCGCAACAGTTACGCCGTCTTTGGTTATTAACGGTGAGCCGTAGGTTTTTTGAATTACAACATTTTTGCCTTTTGGTCCTAAAGTTACTCTTACAGCATCAGCAAGTATGTTAACGCCTTCAACTAACTTTACACGACTATCTTCGCCAAATGAAACTTCTCTAAAATCCATAAACTTTTCCTTTAAATTACCTTGTGTTCTTTAAATTTGCTTTCTAGTTGTTTTCTTATGTTAGTTATTTTTTCTCGACAGTCACTTCCTGTGGTGCGCATTTGCTTATTAAAAATTAATTCCAAGTGTAGGTCGTCCATTTTTTTGACTTCATTTATTAAATTTGAAATCAGTTGTTTGATTTCAATTTTGGTTGATTCGTCGGTGATTTTTAACAGTAATTCATCATACCGTTTTAAATCACTTTGAAACGGTGACGACTTTCTAATTTGATTTAGCATATCAAAATATCCTGTATAATATAATAGCTTATTTAAACGAATTTGCTAACTGCAAAATAGTTTCTAATTTAGATTGAATAATATCGTTGTGCAAAGTTTGCTTTAGGCCGCTGTGTAAATTTTTTGGTAGTTCCAACAGATCGCACCAAGCAATAGTCTTTACAGAATTAGTTAAAAATTCTTCATCTACTAGGCAAACATACGTGCCGTACTCAAATCCTTTGTCCATGCTTAGATAAAGTTCAATGGGCAAAATCTTACCAGGAGCGAATTGCTGAAGTAAGATTTCTGAGTCCTGTAGAACTGAACTTTCTCTCACAAAGGTAGGTATCGTCCATTTTTGATCTTGATGGATCAATAAAATTCTACCTGTAGATTTAGATAAAAATAGTAAACCGGCACGCTGCTGCATGCCTTTACTTATGCGTCTAAATCAAAGCGCCAATAACCTTCTGAATATTCACCTTCAAAGGAACGTAGCCATTGTGTACCGTCCCATTTATATTGAATGCCAGTGGTTAGATTACTCACATATTGATTTGGAGCAGCAGTTTCTGGATCAAAAGTCTTTAGCCAAGTTGAACCATTCCATTCTATAATCGTATTTGCTTTTATAACCAAATCAGATCCGGATAAGTCTTTCCATGCGTCAGGACCGTCATAGGCATTTAAGGAAGAATTATCATTACTCCACTTGTTGGTTTCTAAAAACTGTCCAACATTAGGACTAGTGTTTACGTCATCTAACATTAGATATCTAGTTCCCGCAGGTATATTTGCAATAGAACCAAATTTCTTTATTGGGTTAAACTTATAAGGATCAACTATGGCAGTTAGTGCTGCTAAGGTATTTGTTGGAATAGTATCAACATCTAACTCTACCACTAGGTAACTTGGATCTAACTCATTTACCGCAAACGTGCCTACTATTTCGTAACCGTTGGGTTGTAAGAAATGTATTCTGCTGGTTGGTGTATATCCACCATATAATTCTAAAACTTTGTTCCAATCAACTTTAGTAGCATAGGCCTTTGCCGGAGGATTTAGGCCCAAAGCGATAATAGCCTGATTAGGATCTAAAATAGTACAGTCGTACATGCCTGTTGAATTATTACGCATGAGTAAAACTTTAAATCCGCCTTTTTGCAATCTCAAATTTGTTGTAATTGCTAGGCTATCTGCATCAGAGTTTTGATCATCATAGATTAAATTTTCTAAATCTAGTAATTGACCCGATTCGCCAAAAATATTCATAACAATATTTTTGATTATTCCTAATTTCTTAACCTTAGCCGGCGCAGTCAAGTATATTGGTGTTTCAAATTCTAATGTAGCGATATCTATTTCGCTTTCTGTACCTTGTGGTATTGTTCTAGAACTGAAATTCACACTGGTTAGCTGTACGATACTAAGACTGGTCCAATCAACATAATTGTCTGTAGTTTGTATTTCTAAACTTGGTGTGAACATCACTAGAATTTGTTCCAATAATTGTAATTTTTGATCAGTGTTACTGGTCCAAATATCTGCTTTGAATCTAATCTTATAGGGCACAGGCATAAGGCGTTCAACAGTATAGCCACCGCCTTGGTAATCACCATAGACTCTATCGCCATTGTCGTCAAGTGTATAACTTCTTTCTCGAATGTTCATCTTTCCAACAAAGCTGAAATCGCCCTGACGAGATTGATCCATTTCTAATGCACTGATATAGCAGGCAATCTTAGGCACAGTCAACAATTTGTTTTCGCTGTTTTCTTTGATAATTGCCGAAGCCTGACGTGTAAGATCTCCGTACATCACAGGCACTTGACGTTCTTCGGGAGTATCGCCACCAGTTTTATATTTGAATCCAATAAAGATTCTCATAAACTGTGTTAGGTAACGTCTTATTTGACCGTCATAAAAATAATCCATTATTCATCTGCCTCTGGTCTCAAAGCCTTGCTGAGACTTTGTTTTTCTTTTACTGTTTTGCCGTTGATCTGTGATACCTTAGTGTTGTTTACAAATCCAGCACGTTGAGTATTTGGTACATCTTTGCCTTCGTAACGAGCGCCGTCTGCAACATCACTTGGACCTAACTTGCTCATTGTTGTTCTCACATTGTCCTCTACTTTGGTCCATCTACGTCCATCAAATCTAAACAGCCTATTAGGCGAAAAATCTTTGCGCAGGCAAAATTGACCTATGACAGGATTCAAAGGGAACGCAATGCCAGCTGTATACGGAGCCCCATTGGGAGGTATCCCATCGCCAAGTAGAAATCCGTCGTATCCTGATTTTGCTGCTGTATGAAATGCTGTGCTGGCAGTTATACCAACATATATTGGGTCACCATTATCATCAAATAAAGGATTACCTGCTTCATCAGTTGCCTGTGTTTGTACACTTGCATCTATGTCGTTTAGATCAACAGTAACTATAGCTGGACGTTGATCTTCGTCTACGGTTAGAGTATATAACTGGGTAGTATCGTATCCGCTCTTAGGAGCATCTGCTTCGGCTTGATCAAGAACTGCCTTGGTAATCTGCATTTCTTTTTCGTAGGTGCTCATTATTTCTCTGAGAGAATCAGCAAGTTTATAATAGGTAGTATTTGGCGGTGCTATACCAGTAACTGTTGATATGACTTCGTATTTTTTACCGTCACTACCTATTACAATATCGCCTGGATCATAGGTAATAGCACTATTCCAATTACCAACTAGAGCATCCCTATTAGCTACATCTTCTAATATTTCTTTAAATTCTTGACTGTCTACTAGGGGTTTACATTTAGCTCGATAAAGGTGAGGATACCAAGTAACTGAAAATCCTTCTGCTGCACGATTGACCTCTTCAACTACATAGAATCTACGTAAAGCAAAGTTTAAATCGTTGAGAGCGTATTCATCTTTTAAGTGAGGTAATTCTAGTACATCACCTGATATAATTTTACGACCTAATTTTTCAACTGTATCATTAATATGAAAGGTAATAAAAATTGTGTCATTCTGTAAAAACAAACCAAACTGACTGAGATTAAAATCTATATCAGTGAGGTTATAAACACCACGCATTATGTAAACATCTGGATCATATTTGCGATCTCTGTTTTCAAGCAATAGCAAATCTTGTATGTTTAAAGGATCGTCGTTGTTATAAACAGGTTGGCTAGGACTGCCATCAGATGAGGATGTATTAGGACCTAGATATTTGTGTATTAGGACATCAGTGCCGCCAACCTGAAACATTTCCCAAATATTGCGGTCTATAAACTTGTAATCGTTGCCCTTTTGCGGGCGATAAAGGCTTAATCGTGGCATAACTGTATTTACCGATACACTAAATAGCTATATGAGCCAAGTTGACCAATCTAGACAGGAAGTCTATAATTACTGTAAAACCATGTTGGGCGACGGCATGGTTGATGTTGAGCTTGATCCAGCACACTATCAAACTGCGCTAGATCGTGCCCTTGCTGTTTTTCGGCAGCGCAGTGACAATGCCTACGAAGAAAGTTTTGCATTTTTAACCATACAAAACGAACAAAACGAATATATTCTGCCTAAAGAAATTCAGCAGGTAAGACAAATTTACCGTCGTAGTATTGGCAGTAGAACGGGTAGTGGTTCAGGTGGTACAGTATTTGAACCTTTTAACTTGGCATATTCTAATACCTATTTGCTTAGTTCAACCAATATGGGCGGTTTACTAACCTATGAATTATTTGCTGGGTATCAAGAATTAGTAGGTAAGATGTTTGGTAGTTTTATCAACTTTCATTGGAATCCACAAGCACATAAATTAACTATCCACCAGCGTCCTCGCAGTGATGAAGAAGTTATGTTGTGGTGCTATAATGTCAAACCAGACTTTGCCATCATCAACGATGTCTATGCTGGACAATGGGTGAAAGATTTCAGCCTAGCCAACTGTAAAATGATGCTAGGACAGGCACGTGAAAAGTTTGCTCAGATTGCAGGACCTCAGGGCGGAAGCAGCCTCAACGGTGCTGCTTTAAAGTCTGAAGCACAAGCTGAAATTGAAAAGCTCACTGATGACCTAATGAAATTGGTCCCCGGTGGCCAAGGATATACTTTTATCATAGGTTGACATTAATCTTTAACGATCTTAAACTGTATGTAAGTTTAAGGATTGTTTATGATTATTGGAATTTGCGGTTGGATAGGCAGCGGCAAGGATACGGTAGCAGATTACCTAGTTAATTTTCACGAGTTTCGTAGAGAAAGTTTTGCTGGCCCGCTCAAAGATGCTGTCTCGGCTGTCTTTGGATGGGATCGTACACTATTAGAAGGACGCACTAAAGAAGCTAGAGAGTGGCGAGAACAAATAGATCCTTGGTGGGCAGAACGTTTATCTATGCCCACACTAACACCGCGTTGGGTTCTACAGTACTGGGGCACTGAAGTTTGTCGTAGGACATTTCATGACGATATCTGGATCGCTTCAATTGAAAATAAGCTAAGGTCGACTAAAGACAATGTTGTTATTAGTGACTGCCGTTTTCCTAACGAGATGACTTCAATCAAACGTGCCGGTGGAAAAATCATATGGGTGCAGAGGGGTGAACATCCTAGTTGGTTTGAACACGCTATTCTAGCTAATCAAGGGAATAATGCAGCTCTAAACGCTATGAAATCTCTCGGTATACACGCTAGTGAATGGGCTTGGGTTGGCAGTGATTTTGATGCTATTATTCAAAACAATTCTACCATCGACGATCTGTACTCCGCGGTAGAATCATTAGTAATCGCTGATTAGATCTCCCTGTTTCCAGGTTATACCTTCTTTGCTTAGTATTTGACAGCAATTACAGCATACTGTCTTAAGATTGAGATGTCGGCAGTTATCTAAATTGCCGTCAACGTGGAACACTCTAAATACCTCTTTGTGAGGACTGCGAAATCCGCATTTATCGCAGATATTCTTTAGTTTATAACCGGCTCTATGCCAGCGCGGTATACCATGATATAAACCATGAGCTAGGCATATTTCGCATAAACTGCGATAGTATGTTTTATTACCTTTCTTATAATTTACAGCGCGGGGTCGTTGTCCGCACCTACAAAGCGGCCTCATGCAAGTATTTAAACCTTTTGCATCCCTTTTCTCCTTTGCGTAACTCACCATTTTTAAAGGTAAACGCTAAATATTACTACATTGATTTGAACCAGGAGAATATCCAATGGCACTAATTTCACCAGGAGTCGAGGTTACCGTAATTGATGAGAGTTTTTATACACCAGCTGAACCTGGTACAGTACCTCTCGTAGTTGTAGCCACCGCAGAGAATAAACTAAATGGAGCAGGCACAGCCGTTGCTTCAGGAACACTCGAGTCTAACGTAGGACGAGTATTTAAAGTAACAAGCCAACGTGAGCTTGTTGAACTATTTGGAGCGCCTTTCTTTGAAAAGACTGCAAGCGGAAGTCCAGTACACGGCGGAGAACGCAACGAGTACGGTCTACTAGCTGCTTACAGTTTACTAGGTGTTTCAAACGCAGCATTTATTTTACGTGCTGGCGTTAACTTAAATGAGTTAGAAGGACAAACAGACACCCCGGGAGCAACACCAGATGATGGTCAATGGTGGTTTGACACACGTTCTACCACATGGGGCATCAACGAATGGAACGGTGCAGCCATTGCTGACGGTGGACAAAAGTTCACAGCTAAAACTCCATTGGTTCTAACTGACGACGATGTTGATAACATTGGCACGGCCGATGCTTATTTTGGTACACTTGGTGGTGCACCAAAAGCTGCCGTTGGTACTATCGGTGATTATTGTGTAGTATGGCAGACTGTGCTTGAAAGTGGAACATATTCAGCAAGTAAAGAACTAGCAAGACTGTGGTACAAGAGTGCAGGTAATTCTGCACTAGGTATTTCTGCAGGTGCTTGGGTATTAGTTGGCTCACCAGAATGGGCAGCAAGTCATCCAACAGCATATAGTACCGCTGCAATTACAGGTAGTTTAACAGCTGGACACCAATTTACAATTAATGGTACAACTATTACAGCGGCCGCTACAGTAGCAGGTACTGTAAGTAACATTAACACAGCAATGAATGGCAGCGGAATTACTGCTGTATTCAAGAACAGTCGTGTTTATATCTATAGTGACGGCACATCAACCGCAGAAGGTGGTGACTCAACTACTGTAGCAGGCGGCACCGGTGGTGTAGTTCTAGCTAATGTAGGACCTAACACCCCATTGGCAACATTGCAAATAACTGCTGGAACTTATATGGCTCCTGCACTTGCTCAACAACCACATACAAGCGTTCCACTATTTAGAAGATCAGATTTTGGAACTACTGTAAATGGTCGCCCAACAGGTTCACTATGGTTAAAGACCACAGAACCAAACAACGGAGCACGCATCCGTTTGAAGAAGTATAACGCTTCAACATCAGCATGGGTAGCACAAGATGCTCCTTTGTACGCTAACCCACACGCTGCTCTATATTACTTAGATCGCAGTGGTGGCGGCAGCAACCTAGGTGCTAATGTTACTTTTGTGCAGACAAATGCACTAGAACATGTTGGTTCTTACGATGCAACAACAGGTGCATTGAATGGTTTTGATGCTCCAGACGAAACAACAGCCAGCGCAGTTTATCGTGCATGGATTCGTGCAAGTGGTGCTGAAACAACAATCACATCTAAGGTAGTTGGATCTGGAACACTAGCAGCAGGTTCAAGTCGTAGTTTTACAATTAAACAGTCTATCACAGGTGATTTGAGTTTAAGTGCTGCTGCAACAGTAACATTCAACACCGCAGGTACAGCTGACGATGCATTTACAATTGCTGCGGCAATTAATGCTTTAGAATTCGTTGACAGTAACGGCGATGCAATTACAAACAACGTAGTAGCAAGTGTTTCTGCTAGTAACGAATTAATTATCAAGCACAAAACAGCAGGCGACATTAGACTACATCCTGGTAGCGGATTAAATGTTATCGGTACATTGTTCACAGTATTTGATCTTGAAGATGGTACTGGAACAGCTAATTTCTATGCGCTAACACCTACAGCAGATGCCACATACGGTATTACAGAAGGTGCAGTTGATGATTATCTAGTAAGTCTATGGAAACCAATGGCCAATATTGGGTTTGATGCAGTAGGCAACGAGCCATTGAACGAGCCAGCAGACGGTCAATTGTGGTACAATCCAAGTTTTGGCGATGTTGATATTATGATCCACAACGGCACAACATGGGTTGGTTACTTAGATTCAACTAGTCCATTCTATAGTGCTACAGCTTCATTGAAGACAGACCCAGCAGGACCAATCGTAAGTGCTACAATGCCAGAAACACAGAGTGATTATACACCGCTGGTAAATGGCGATCTATGGATTAGCACAGCTGATCTAGAAAACTTCCCAACAATCTACAAGTTTAATCCAGATGTAGGTACAACTCTAGCAGCACGTTGGGTATTGTTAGACAAGACTGATCAGACCAGCGAAGATGGCGTATTGTTTGCTGACGCTCGTGCAGGCACAAGCGGCGGTACAGCAACACAGGCTCCTAGCGGTAGTATTGCTGAACTATTGAGCAGCAACTTCCTAGACTTTGATGCCCCAGATCCAGATCTATATCCAAAAGGCATGCTGCTATGGAACACTCGTGTAAGCGGCGGCAATGTTAAGAAATATAACAATAACTATGTTGACCTAACAGCAGATAACCCACGTATGGGCGATGTTTCAATGGGCTCATACTGGCCAGATCGTTGGACTACAGCAAGTCCAAACAACGAGGACGGTTCAGGTAGCTTTGGTCGTAAGGCACAGCGTTCTTGCGTAGTAGCTGCTCTAAAGAGTGTAGTTGATACCAGCTTAGAAGTACGTGACGAAGAACGTCGTAACTTTAACTTGATCAGCTGCCCTGGTTACCCAGAGTTGTTAAGCAACTTAATTAACCTCAACTTAGATCGCAGAGTAACTGCATTCGTAGTTGGTGATACACCTCTACGTCTACAAGCAGATGCAACAAGCCTGACAAACTGGGGTACAAATGCTAACCTAGCATTTGACAACGGTGATGACGGTATTGTTACCTATGACGAGTACGCTGCGGTATGGTATCCAAACGGATTTACCACTGACCTAAGCGGTACAAACGCAGTAGTTCCTGCAAGTCATATGATGCTTAGAACAATTGCTCTAAGCGACCAGGTAAGTTATCCATGGTTTGCACCAGCAGGTACACGTCGTGGTGGTATTACTAACGCAACAAGTGTAGGTTATATTGACTCAGCAACAGGCGAATTTAACGTAGTTGCTCTAAACAACGGTCAGCGTGACACACTTTATGATCTAAAAGTTAACCCAATTCCATTCTTTGTTGGTGTTGGACTAGTTGCTTATGGTCAAAAGACTCGTGCTAGAAATGCTAGTGCGTTAGATAGAATCAACGTAGCTCGTCTAGTTGTATATCTACGTAACCAACTAACAAAACTAGCTCGTCCATATGTGTTTGAACCAAACGATCAAATCACACGTGACGAAATCAAACAAGCAGTTGAGAGCTTATTACTAGAACTAGTAGGTCTAAGAGCTATCTATGACTTTGCTGTGGTCTGTGATGAGAGCAATAACACACCAGCTAGAATTGACCGCAATGAACTTTATGTAGACGTTGCAATTGAACCAACTAAGGCAGTTGAATTCATCTACATTCCATTGCGTCTCAAGAATACCGGTGAAATTTAATTGATAAATACTTTATCGGAGTAGAGATATGCCAATCACAACACTAACAAATCACAGTATTAACCCAGCTGGTGCAGGCACTAACACTGGTATGTTAATGCCTAAGCTAAAGTACCGCTTCCGTGTAACACTACTAGGATTTGGTACAGAGGCTAGCACAGAACTAACCAAGCAGGTTATTGATGTAACAAGACCAAAGGTTAGCTTTGAAGAGATTCCAATTGAAATCTACAATTCAAAGATCAAACTAGCTGGCAAGTATACTTGGGAAAACATTACTCTTAATATCAGAGATGATGTCAGCAGCAATGTTATCAAACTTGTTGGTCAGCATATTCAGAAGCAATTTGACTTCCATGAGCAGGCAAGTGCTCGCGCTGGTGTAGACTATAAGTTTACCACACGTATTGAAGTATTAGACGGTGGCAACGGTGCAGCTAATCCTGTAGTACTAGAAACTTGGCAGCTATATGGTTGCTTCCTACAGAATACTGACTACGGTGACCTAAACTATGCTACAAACGAACCAGCAACAGTGGCATTAACTATCGTCTACGATAGCGCAGATAATAGTCCAGACGCAGTTGGTATTGAGGGTATTGGTACCGCAGGCGTAACAAGACCAACAGCAGTTGATGCTCTATCAGTAGGTTCATCTGGTATCGCTTAAGATACTTTATAAAAAATAAAAGAACCCGGATTTATTCCGGGTTTTTTTATGACTAAATATTTGTATGGCCAATAAATTTACCAGATTCATTAATAACGTTGCCAAAGGTCCCAAAGGCGTTGTTTCTAATTTCAAACATGCTGAACGAATTTTTGTTGACAATTATTATAGACTAGCACCACGAACAAGATTTCTTTATTACATTGTTCTACGAGGAGCAGATCAAGAAATCAGCCTACTGGTAAAAACAGCAGAGCTGCCAAAATATAGTTTTGATTCTGTAACTAAGAATGCCTATAACAGAACAAAACATGTTTATAAAAAGATGAATTATGATTCTGTTAACTTTACCTTTCACGATGACAATCAAGGTCTAGTTAATAAAATGTGGACTGAGTATTATAGCTATTATAACGACGATCAAGGCGGAACACAGTTATCACATCCTGTGAGCCTAGTGAATTTCAATTCAAGTTATGGTATGGGTTTTGCCTTACGAGAAAATTATTTTAAGAAAATTTCTCTCTACACATTAAGTCGTCAACGTTTTTTAGGCTATGAATTCTTAGCACCAAGAATTAAAACATGGACGCACAGTCAATTAGATTATAACAGCAACGAACCTGCTGAAAATTCAATGACCATAGACTACGAAGGTGTAGTCTACAGCTCCGGAAGTGTCAGTTACGGTAGTCCTGACGGATTTGCCAGCCTAAGTTATGATGTTGTGCCAAGTCCAAACGTTCTTGGTGGAAACATAGGACTTGGTGGTGTACTTGGAGGAGTAGGTGACGTATTGGGTGGTATTGAATCTGTGTTTGGTGACATCACAAAGAAAAATATCAAGAAACGTCCAGGTGCATTTATCGCCGCTGCTATTGGTTCTGTAAATCAATATGCCAGAACTAATCCAGGAGCAGGCCAAAATTTCAAAGGTATTGCAGGAGAGCTAGCAAGCCCAAGTAATCAAATTGGATTTGCAAATGTCATCGGTGGTGTAATTGGCACACAATTTCCTAAAGTTGGAAGCGGCTTAGGCAGAGCTATAGGTGCTGTTGCAGTAAGTAAATTGTTGCAGCCGTCGCCCACAGCTAACACATTCCCTCAGTCATCTGGTAATAATAGTAGACCTAAAACAGGACCATGAGCAATACACCAGTTATAAATTTACCACCAGTTGATAAGATAGATAGTGCAGCTGGAACAAAACTGTTTTTTGATAGTTACGGCCAACAGCCGTTGGAATTTTCAGCCAACGAAGTAAATGCTACTATAGGTTTCTTCTTATCTAAAGGTTTTGAAGACGACGCCGCCAAAGTAACAGCGGCCACACTTCTGCGTCAGGCTAAGATTGACGGGGTGAAAATTTTTGAAATACTAGATCAATTCAAAGAATTTGAAGGGCTAGAATTAAGTTCAGTGATAGCTCAAATTTTAAATAGATATAGGTTAAACACTTCTACACTGGGCTATAGAGCAGTAACAGTAGCCAAACCAAATCAAACAAGAAACATTCTACCATAATGGCAAAGTTTGCGCAGGGTCGTTTTGAAATGAAAAACCCTAGCAAATACGTAGGGAAAAAAACTCCCTTAGCTCGTAGTTCATGGGAATTTGTTTTCATGAGAATGCTAGATGAACATCCAGGCGTACAAAATTGGGCTAGCGAAAGTATTCAGATTCCCTATAGAGATCCGTTAACAGGGCGTAATACAATTTATGTACCTGATTTTTTTATTGTTTACGTTGATAAAAATCAAGGCAAACATGCTGAAGTTGTTGAAGTCAAACCAGCTAGTCAAACTCTACGTGAAGCTGTTGGTAAAAGCCGTTACAATCAAGAACAATATGTAAAAAATATGGCTAAGTGGGAAGCCGCCAATGCATGGTGTAAACAGCAGGGCATTAAGTTTCGTGTTGTAAACGAGTCAGACATTTTCCATACTGGCTCAAAGCGTAGATAAGTATTTTGATGTTTACTGTTGAAAAGAAAATGTTAGGAGCAGATCCTTTATTGGAAGGTTTATTGCTGCCAGATAACATAGAAGAAATTTACGCAGAAATAATTCAACGAAGGAATGAAATATATCCAAATTGTTTCAGCGTGGATAATGACAGTGATTACGACTATATAACTACAGATTGGTATACATATCATGATTATGTCTGTGTTGAGAAGTTTCCAAAATTAAAATTTATTTTTCCTTATATTGCACAGAGTCTAGCACTTATGGGCGATGATTATAAAGATTATTATTTCAAAAGCTGGATAAACATTTGGCCTCAGGGACAAAGTATTGGCCTGCATACACATTACGGTGTATGGCATGGATATTTTGTAATTAAAGATACAGAAACAACTACTTACTATTGGCCTAAAGGAGCAGTTGAGCCAATACCATTCAAAAATTGTGATGGACACTATATGTTTATGTCAGCTAAAATTCCGCACATGGCGCAGACCAATCCTGATACAAAATTACGAGTAAGCATGGGTTTTAATATATCAGATTGGAATGAAGTTCTAAGAGAAGAAAAAAATAACGCTCACGGTAGAGGGCCTAAAATACGTAATGTAATAGTTCCACTAAAGGAATATCTATGACTAAAAAACTTGAAGAATTGTTTAATTTAGAAGACCGTGAGAAAAACACAGTACCTAAAGAAATAAATGAAGAAATAGTAGAAAAAGCTAGAGAGGTAAAATCTATTAACGAAAGCCTTGCTGCTGCTAATCAAATAGCGCAGGGTTTACCGCAGATCAATGAACTTAATGATCTAAATGATCAAGAGTTAGATGAACTAGCAGACAAAGCAGAAAAAGCCTACGACGACTTAATGGATCTAGGTATGAATGTAGAAGTAAGGTACAGCGGGCGTATTTTTGAAGTAGCTGCAAGTATGATGGGCCATGCAATAACAGCTAAATCTAATAAGATTGAAAAAAAACTCAAAGCCATTGATCTACAGTTAAAGAAGTTAAAAATTGACAATGATTCTGGCGCAGATCCTAATAATGTTATAAATGGACAGGGCTACGTTATTACAGATCGCAATGAGCTGATTAAAAAACTTGGTGGAAAAGCATAAATATAGCTATGAAGACTCTAAAAGAATATCTCGCCGAAAGCAAAAAGAACTTTAGCTTTAAGGTTAAAGTTGCAGGAGATCTACCTGAAGCATTTCAGGAAAATCTAAAACAAACATTGGAAAGATGTAAGGTCCTTAAACTTGAAAAAACTCATACAACAGCTATTCAAGCTCTGCCTTTAGACTTTCCAACATTGAAGAACGTAGAAGTTCATGTGTTTGAAGTTCTATGTGAATATCCTATTACAGCACCAGAGATTGCCAATGATATAAAATCTATGGGTGTTAGAGAAGAATGTTTCAGAGTGAGAGGCAGTGGTGAACCTACTGAAATTGAACAGGCAACAATGGGTGAAATACTGAATCCCGATGGCTTGTTAAATGATCGTGCATATAAAGAGTCAACTAACGCTAAACACAAAGATTATTTTGGCGATGATTTTAATAAGTCATTTTTAAAAGATCTAGAAAAATCAGCAAAACAAAAAAAGAAAGATCAAACCGGGCCAACTGAATACAAGCTGCCCAAGGCCAAAGAAGATAAATTGGGTCTTAAAAGCGCCGTGGGGAGTACAAAATGAATTTCAAAGATCTATTAACTAGAATGCAACAGTTAGATGCCCCTGCTACTCCGGTAGCAGAAAAGGCCGTAGGTGAATGCGGTGATACAATGCCAGGACCAAGTCCAATGATGCCAAAACCAGATACACCACCGCCAAGTCTAAGCATTAATATGAATGCACAAGGCATGGATGATATTGCAGACATTATGAAATTAATTGCCAAAGTCAATCCCGATATGGAGAAACCAATGTCGCCTCCTATGCCAGGTATGGGCATTGATCCTATCAGTGTAACAGCAGTTAAACCACTTGCTCCTTCACTTCCTCCTTTAAATATGTTACCAGATTTAGACAGTGAACCACATTCTGAACCTGATGCAGACAACATGGGCGGTCCAAGCGATATGGATGCTGACAATATGCCCAATGGTATGGACGGCGTAAGCAAGGCACAGGGAGATCAGGACAACGACGGCGACCATGACATGGATGATCATGACATTGAACCAAAAGATGACGATAAGGGCGATGACACAGACGATGAGAAAAAAGAATGGGCCAATGATCCTGATCCAGAATTGCAAGACACTGACTTTATGGTAAACAAGCTAGCCGGTGGATTGAATAAGCCTAAACAAATGACACCGCATGGATACAAACAAGGAGATAATCCTTTGGCTATGACTAAAGAATCTCTAAGACAAAGTATTAAAACTGAGCTAGCACAAAGATTAGAAGAAGCTAAGAAAAGTTATAGTGCTAAAGCTGCCCGTGCAGGTAAAGACATTGGCAAACCAGGAAAACAATTTTCAAAAATTGCTAAAGATGCAGGCGAACGATATGGTTCTAAAGAGCGAGGCGAAAAAGTTGCTGGCGCTGTCTTAGCTAAATTACGTAACAAATAAGGAGATTTAGATGGGTGCCGTAACAAGAATTCATGGTTTAAGAAATACTGTTGGTACATTGTACATGGATAACTGCAATATGTTTGTTATTCAAGTTCAAAACCAAGCCAACTCTAATAGAGACTTAAGAGCAGAAGATGACGCCATTGATGAAGCAGTTGAATATCTAGTAAAAGAATTAAATCCTTTGGCATTTTTTGTTGTAGATGATGCTACTGGTTTAGTCTATGTTGTAATGGATAAAAACATTAACAGCGCAAGTGAATTACAAACCCGCATTAGAAATATGGGGTCAGCAGTTGGTGCAAATAGCATTGATTTCAGAGGTACAGACGTTACTTTGGCTACGTCATTAACATTAGCCTAAAAAACTAACCCAAATAGGCCCTACGGGGCCTATTTTTTTGGTTAAATATTTGCATGGGAAAAAGTCTTGACGGCGTATTAATTAAAAAAGCTCATGCGCCTTTACGTTATACATTAGAAGAAATACGTCACCTTGAAGCGTGTATGGATCCTATCACAGGTCCATTGTATTTCTGTAGAAATTTTTTAAAAATACAACATCCTGTTAAGGGATCGATTCCGTTTGACCCATACGGTTATCAAGTTGGATTGATTGAAGCATATACAAAACACAAACAATGTGTAGCCATGTTACCGCGTCAGATGGGCAAGACAACGTGTGCTGTTGGATATCTATTATGGTACACTCAATTTGTACCAGATGCACAGGTATTAATTGCTGCACACAAATACGACGGCGCTAAAGATATCATGGACCGTTATCGTTTTGCCTACGAGAACTTGCCAGACTTTATTAGAGCAGGTGTTATTACCTATAATAGAAATACCATTGAATATGACAACGGTGCAAGAATACAGGCAACAACTACTACTGAAAATACTGGTCGTGGTAAGTCACTATCATTAATTTACTGTGATGAGTTTGCATTTGTGCAGCCGCCAGAAAAAGCTAAAGAATTCTGGACTGCTCTTTCGCCAACATTGGCTACTGGTGGTAAGTGTATTATTACATCTACACCTAACTCAGACGAGGATCAATTTGCGCTAATTTGGACAGAAGCAAATAAAAAGTTTGATGAATATGGCAATGAAGCAGAGCTTGGTCAAAACGGTTTCTTTCCTTACTTTGCACATTGGTCAGAACATCCAGACCGAGACGAAAAATGGGCAAGGGTAGAACAAGCTAAGATTGGAGAAGAGAGATTTCGTAGAGAGTTTGAATGCGAATTCTTAATCTTTGACGAAACTTTAATTAATTCTGTTAGATTGGCAGAATTTGAAGGCAAAGATCCCGTAATGACTATGGGTCAGACACGTTGGTACAAGGAAATTGATCCAAGATTTACATATCTTGTAGCACTTGATCCTAGCTTAGGAACAGGTGGCGATTATGCTGGTATACAGGTCTTTGAAATGCCAAGCATGGAACAGGTTGCAGAATGGCGGCATAATCTAACACCTGTGCAATCGCAAGTTAAACACCTGCGGGAAATATTAAAGTACATAAGTGAACGTGGACAGGAGTTAGGCGGTACTCCTCAGGTTTATTACAGCATAGAAAATAACACACTTGGTGAGGCTGCTCTCGTGGTCATTAACAATATAGGAGAGGAGAACTTTCCTGGACTGTTCTTAAGCGAACCTATACGTAAGGGACATGTAAGAAAATTCCGTAAGGGATTTAACACAACGCATAGAACTAAGATAACTGCATGTAGCCAACTCAAGCATATGCTTGAACAGCGTAAGATGATTATATATAGTAAACCCCTAATTTCAGAACTAAAAACGTTCGTAGCCCACGGTGTTGGATTTGGAGCAAAAACAGGTGAACACGATGATCTAGTATCTGCTTGCCTATTAATTATTAGAATGGCTCAGATTCTAAGCGATTGGGATCCTAAGATCTACGAAAAAATGACTGAAAAACTTACAGAAGACCAATTGCCAATGCCTATCTTTGTAAGCAGCGGTTATTGATAAATATAACTATGGACGCTACCAATAACATTGCTACGGATTTATTTTATAAAATACGCAGTAGATTCACCGGGTTGAAACTTGGTGATGCTACAGGTGCCATTACAATTAATCCAGAAGAAGCACGTTTTTTTGATTTTGATTACTCAGATAAAAAAACTGCTATAGGACACGTAAGTATTAGTCTTGCGGAAAATAACAGTTTAAAAGTTTATTTCAGTACCGGTATTACAGAATCAATGGATCCGGGACAAAAACAAAATTGGTACGGATTTTTAAGAGAATTAAGAGCGTTTGCAAAGCGTAGACTTATGAGCTTTGATACAAGAGATATTTCTAAAGATAATTTAGATCAAAGAGATTATGCGTTTCTCAGTCAGCATAATCAACCAAAGCCACAACCAAATACAATATTAAAACCCGTTGGAGAAGGTATTATGAGCGAAAGCGCCATGTACGGAAGTAAAAATGTAAGTTTCCAGAAACTAATGGATACACGTCTTATTATTAAACATAGCAAGGCAGTAATGGATGATACAAATCCAGGTGCTAGAGCACGTAATATTTCAGCTCTGTTTGTTGAAAATCAAGACGGAGAAAGATTCAAGTATCCGTTTATTCATCTAGCAGGAGCCCGTGCCATGCAGCGTCATGTTGCCAATGGTGGATTACCTTACGATGATGTTGGTAAAAGTATTGTTGGCATGAGTGAAGAGATTGCACAGTTAAAAAGTTTTGGCAATTACATTGTTCGTAACGATCTTATGAACAGTATGAATAACGGCATAGTAGAAAAAAGCACATCATACCTTAATAATTTAAGAGAAACAATTAAAAATCTTTCAAAGCAAAGTCATTACGAAAATTATAAAAATTCTTTTGTTCCTACAGAACAAACTGAAGTGCCACAAGAAGTAATTGAACAGTTCACTGACCAATTTACAGTCAGAAATTTCAAAGAAGATGTCAAATCAGTTTTTCCAGTATTATATAGATTAATGAAAGAAGATGAAATAGGCTACGACGACATAGTCGAAATGACAGCTCAAGAAGCAGCCGATGAAATTGAAATTAAAACATTTGACCCATTTGCTAAATTTGAACAATGGGCAATGGAATTAGGTGAAGAAAGTGCAATAACTAGCGAAGACGCAGATGAAAAAGCACAGGCTATTTCAGAATTACAAGAATTAGTAGGGCAACATTTTCCAGCAGGAGTTGATGGCTCAAACGCTATCGAAAGCCTAAAGGGAATTATTGATGATCCGCAACTATTCATGCAAATCAAAGAAGCAAGCAAACAAGACCCGGATACATGTGTAAGAGGAATTGTAAAAGATTGGTTAGAATCAAATGCACCAGACACATTAGAACAACTTGATTTTGGTGATTTTGTAGAAGAACCAGTAGCAGGCGAAGAACAACCTCCACAGGAACAAAGTTCGCAGCCATCTGCAGAACAGAGTCCACTTAGCCAAGACAATACAGATGAAAAATTTGATAATCAAATGGATAAGAGATTAGATGTAGGAGCTCTTGCAGAATATCTCCACAGTTTCTACGATCGTGATTCAGGCACGTTTCCAAAAGGCCCAGAAGGCATTGCAATCATGGTAGGCAAAAAGTTTGGCGAACAGGCAGAACATGTTGCTCGTAAAATGATGGAAAGAATGGCACCTCAACAACAAGATCCAACTATGATGGAATTAAGTAGGATCCGAGAATTGGCAGGATTCTAAACAAAATGGGCACTAAGGTGCCCATTTTCTTGTCAACGCTTTTGTTTCCTTAGGCGTTATATATTATACATAGACAATAAGTTCTATGTTAACTAAAAAGGAAAAATTATGAAAGTTATCGCTACTCTAATCGCTGCTATGTTTGCAACCGCTGTTGCCGCACAGACTGCCACCCCCGCTAAGAAAGAAGAAGCCAAGCCTGCTGCCGCAGCACCTGCTACACCAGCACCTGCCGCCAAGCCTGCTGACAAAAAAGCAGAGCCTGCAAAAAGCGAGGCAGCTAAGCCTGCTGACAAAAAAGCAGATACCAAAGCCGAAGCTCCTAAGAAGTAATCCAACTAGAAAATTATTGTTACTAGCCGGGGAAGATCCGGAAAGTATCGATGATGAAAGTGTTTATGGATCTTATCGTAGACCGCAGGTAGTACACGATGATGTAGATAACGACTATGATATTCCAGAACATATACGTTGGAAATTATTTTTAGCTAGAACTTTGATAATGCTGAAAAACAAGGAAGCCCATGCATAATGGGCTTTTTTGTTTGGTAAAAATATTTTCGTTATTTGAGCATATAGGCTTTGACCTTGCTAAATAAAAAGCGCATAATAGTTGTTATGCGAAAGGCATATAAGTCATTTACATTAAAGGCATAAGGAGGCTATAAAATGGCAACACTAGCAGAAATTCGTGCTAAACTTCAAGAAGCACAAAACAAGAGCACAGGCTCTACATCAAGCGGCGGCGACAACGCAATTTACCCCCATTGGAACATGCAAGAAGGCAAAGAAGCGGTTATTCGCTTACTGCCAGACGGCAACTCTAAGAACACATTCTTTTGGGTTGAACGTGCAATGATTAAATTGCCGTTTGCCGGTCTAAAAGATCAGGCAGGTTCCGGTCCAGTACAAGTACAAGTTCCCTGCGTGGAAATGTACAATGACGGTACCGTGTGTCCAATTCTTTCAGAAGTACGCGGTTGGTTCAAAGACAAGAGTCTAGAGGAAATGGGTCGTAAGTATTGGAAAAAGCGTTCATACATCTTCCAAGGCTTTGTTGTTGAAGATCCTATTAAAGAAGAAAAGACGCCAGAGAATCCAATTCGTAGATTCATCATTGGTCCTCAAATATATCAAATCATCCGTTCGGCTCTAATGGATCCAGAGTTGGAAGAACTGCCAACTGACTACCTGCGTGGTGTTGACTTCCGTATTGCTAAGACAAGTAAAGGCGGCTTTGCTGATTACTCTACTTCAAAATGGAGTCGACGCGAACGTGCATTGAGCGACGTTGAAAAGACAGCTATCGAACAGTATGGTTTGTTTGACTTATCAGACTTCCTGCCCAAGAAGCCAACTGATGTTGAACTCAAGGTAATGAAGGAAATGTTTGAAGCGTCAGTTGACGGTGAAGCATATGACATGGAACGTTGGGGTCAATATTTCAAACCAGCTGGTATGGGTAGTGCTACTGGTGATCCAGTAAAAACTAGTCCCAAGGCATCTGCCCCAGTAACAGAAGATGACGATCCTCCGTTTGAACCTGATAACAAGCCAGCAGCACCTGTTGCTAAGCCTGCTCCTAGTTCAGACAGCGCCAGTCGTGCGCAAGATATTCTTGCAAAGATCCGCGCTCGTAACCAGTAAAAACTAAGAGAGTACGAGTTTCATAGCTCGTACTCTCTCTCACATGAGGATCTCACATGCCTAAACAAATCAAAATTAACGAAAATTTTTCATTAAACTACAGTAGTCGTGAAGCTGACAGCGGTGATACTGTTATGGATTGTAATATTTCATTTGACAATCCTAAAGATGATAGTACAATAATTCATCGACTAAACACCTGGCTCAAGGCCATCGGCCGCGCAGACATTGAAGTCTCACCAAAAGAATATCCCAAGGGAGTAAAATAATATGGCAAAAGCATTTGATATTAGTAAATTTAGAAAAAGCATTACAAAAAGCATTGAAGGTCTTGGTGTAGGTTTTAATGATCCTACAGACTGGGTATCAACTGGTAACTATGCACTTAACTACCTAATCAGTGGCGACTTTCATCGTGGTGTTCCATTAGGTAAGGTCACAGTATTTGCGGGCGAGTCTGGTGCAGGTAAGAGTTTTATCTGTTCAGGCAATCTAGTAAGAAATGCGCAAAAACAAGGCATTTTTGTTGTACTTGTTGATTCAGAAAATGCCTTAGATCGTAATTGGCTCGAAGCATTGGGTGTTGACACAGCAGAAGATAAACTTCTTAAACTTAACATGGCCATGATTGATGACGTGGCTAAAACTATTGTTGAGTTTATGAAAGAATACAAGGCCATGGAGGAACGTCCTAAGGTCTTATTTGTGATTGATAGTCTTGGAATGTTATTGACGCCAACAGATATTAATCAGTTTGAAGCAGGCGACTTAAAAGGTGACATGGGTCGTAAGCCCAAGGCATTAACAGCACTGGTTCGTAATTGCGTTAATATGTTTGGTAGTTACAATGTTGGTTTGGTGGCAACTAACCATACATATGCTTCACAAGATATGTTTGATCCAGATGACAAAATTAGTGGTGGTCAAGGTTTCATTTATGCATCAAGTATTGTTGTTGCTATGAAAAAACTTAAATTGAAAGAAGATGAAGATGGTAACAAGATTTCAGAAGTACGTGGTATTCGTGCTGCCTGTAAGGTTATGAAAACTCGTTACGCAAAACCTTTTGAATCAGTTCAGGTTAAAATTCCTTACGAAACCGGCATGAATCCTTATAGCGGCATTGTTGATCTTGCTGAAGGTAAAGGTATGTTGGTTAAAGATGGTAATCGTTTATCATTTACAACCAGCGATGGAGAAATACTAAAATTCTATCGTAAGGAATGGGAACGTAACGAACAAGGATCCCTTGATACCTTAATGGAAGATATTACAAAGTATGGTGAAAAATCTGTTTCCGAGATAACTAATACAGTTGAATCAGAAACGGAGGGAGCTGAATGAAAGAAGATTTAATTGCAGATATCTGGACACTTGTCATTGAACATATCCCTGAGAAATATCGTAAGGATGTGGCTGCTGATTTTATCAATACATTGATGGATTACGGTATTAAAGAAAGTGTCTTAGAAGGATTGCAGGGTGTTGACCCCTATTTAGATACAGCTATAGAATATGTTATAGATGGGGAAGACATCGAAGCCGACGTAGAGGATGAAGATTACTACGACGAAGATGAGGAATAAATGAATTGGTACGATCGGGTTTCTAAGGATATTTCAAATATACCTGATGCCGTGGCTTATTATGAAGCTGAATTAATTTCAGCAAAACAAGATGTCCGCATAGCGGGAAACATTGAGAAGGCAAGTTCGCAAATGCCTGGTATAGTAGAAAACCGATTTAATCAACTTCAAGAAATTGAAGCAATTCTTGAATATCTTAACATCGAATTACGTAGACTTCGCAGTCAGCATTTCCGCAAATATCTTGAAAATTATCAACGTGCTTTGTCTTCTAGAGACTGTGAAAAGTTTGTAGAAGGCGAAGCTGATGTTGTAGATTTTGAAAAAATTATCAACGACTTTGCCCTATTACGCAATAAATGGTTAGGCGTAATCAAGGCCCTCGATATTAAACAGTGGCAGTTATCTAATATTGTGAAGTTAAGAACTTCTGGGTTAGAAGATGCAACATTATGATATTAGGATATGGCCGAGCCGCTAAATTTGCTGTTGGTGCAGGCGGTAAGGAAATTTTTTACGAAGATGTATTTTCAAATGTAGAACATACAGTAGCATGGTCGGGTGTTGGCTACCACAATATCCTAAGACATCTAGAAAAAAACAATTTAGATTTTTATTACATAGATACTGGATATATTGGTAATAAAAAGTTAAAAACCTATAAACGCATTACCAAAAACAATATTAATGATGATCGCACAATAATTGATCGTCCAAATGATAGGCTGGCACTTCTTAATTTTAATGATGAAATCTTTAAGAGAGGTAACAACATCTTAATTGTTCCACCTGATCAAAAAGTTTTAACTTGTTGGGATCCAAATATCAAAGCTGATGAGTGGATTACGGATGTAAAAAATAAGTTATCGCAATATACAGATAGAAAAATTGTTATACGAGAAAGAATTAAAAACAGAGCAGATCGATTAGTACACAATACTTTCCTTGACGCATTAAGACAGGATATTCATGCGGTCATTGCTTGGTCAAGCAATTGTGCCGTAGAAAGTGTAATACATGGAGTTCCTGTAGTAAGTTTAGGCCCTACAGCAACTAAACAAGTAAGCCCGTTTACACTAGAACAAATTGATAATGTTCCGGACTTAGATCATAGCCTAATTGAACGCTGGTTAAGACATTTAAGTTATTGCCAATTTACAGATGAAGAAATGGTATCTGGGTTGGCATTTAATTTACTTAACCAATAATATACCCATATAAATAAGGCTATGAAAATAGTCTTAGTAACAGGGGGCTTTGACCCTATTCATTCAGGGCATATTGCCTATTTCAAAGCAGCACGTACTCTTGGCGACATGCTCATCGTTGGATTAAATTCAGACGAATGGCTAGAGAGAAAAAAAGGCAGAGCATTCATGCCGTGGAACGAGCGGCTGTGTGTTATTAATAATTTAACAATGGTTGACGAAGTTTATACTTTTGACGACCAAGACGGTTCTGCCAAATCATTTATCCGTCAGGTAAGAGCACATTATCCCGATGCAACACTAATATTTGCCAATGGGGGTGATCGCACAGCAGCTAATATTCCAGAAATGGATATTGTTGACAATAATCTTGAGTTTGCTTTTGGTGTTGGCGGAGAAGATAAAAAGAATTCTAGTTCGTGGATACTTGAAGAATGGAAAGCTCCAAAAACACAAAGGCAATGGGGTTATTATCGTGTGTTACATGAAAATGGAAAATCTGTAAAAGTTAAAGAATTAACAGTAGAACCAGGCAAGTCTTTATCAATGCAACGTCATAACGACAGAGCCGAGCATTGGTTCGTTGCAGAGGGACGTGCTACCGTCTATGGAATAAATGTAAAATCAGATTACGAAGTAGTTGGAGTGTACGAACAGTTTCATCATGTACACATTAGAAGAACAGAATGGCATCAATTAGCCAATGAAACTAATCTTCCTTTGAAACTAATAGAAATTCAATATGGAAATAACTGTATAGAAGAGGACATTGAACGCCGATGAAAGTTTTTGTTGGATACGATATTAGAGAAGATATTGCCTTTCAGGTTTGTGAATATAGTATTAAAAAGCATAATATTGATGCCGAAGTAATACCACTTAAACAAAAAGAACTGAGAGAAGCAGGTACATACACTAGAACTATTGATCCTTTAAGTTCTACTGAATTTACATTTACACGATTCCTAGTCCCATACCTTGCTGATTATAAAGGATGGGCCGTCTTCGTTGATTGTGATTTTGTATTTGTTGACGATGTCAAAAAATTATTTGATGTTGCCGATGACAATTACGCAGTTATGGTAGTAAAACATGATTATACACCTAAAGAAGATTTAAAGATGGATGGCTGTAAACAATTACCGTATCCAAGAAAAAATTGGAGTTCAACTATTCTTTGGAACTGCGGACACCCATCAAACAGACAGGTCACTCCTGATCTTGTTAATTCGCAGACAGGACAATTCTTACATAGATTTCAATGGTTAAATGACAATGAAATTGGAGAACTAAAACCAGAATGGAACTGGTTGGCTGGATGGTATAAAGAACCTCACGACGGAACTCCTAAAGCTATTCATTACACTGAGGGAGGACCTTGGTTCAAAGAATATAGAAGATGTCCATATCATAAAACTTGGAAGCAGTATCTGCGTGAAATGCTCAAATGAGTAACTGGATTTTTTTAAGTAAACACGGCACAGACCCCTTTATAAATCAGTTTGCAACTGGCTGCGGCTCTACTCCTTTAGACACAGAAAATTTTGTCTATGAAGAATCATCGTCACCTTTATGTTTTAGAGGTATACTAAAGAAAAAAATAATCAAACAATGTTGGGACGACCGTAGAGATTTTTATTTTATGGATACGGGTTATTTTGGCAACGAATCAACTGCCTCAAATCCAAACGGATATAAAATTTGGCACCGGATCGTAAAAAATAATCTACAACATAATCTTGTAGTGAAACGTCCGTCTGATAGGTGGGAATCTTTAAATAAAAAAATATTGCCTTGGAAAACTCCGGGAAGAAAAATTCTCATCGCTGCTCCTGATGAAAAGCCATGTAAGTTTTACGATATAAATTTAGAAAATTGGTTACAGACTACTGTGAGCGAAATTAAAAAGTATACAGATAGACCAGTTGAGGTACGTCAACGATCAAAATTACGTATAGACAGAACAGTATCAAATACATTACAGTCCGCACTAGACGACGATGTTTTTGCGTTAGTAACCTTTAATTCAAACGCTGCTACAGAATCTATTTTGTACGGCATACCAGCATTTGTATTGGCACCAGTTAGTGCAGCTCTTCCGGTTGCTTCTAACGATTTGTCTAAGATAGAAACACCAAATTATGCAAGTATAGACGAACGGTATGAATGGGCGTGCCATCTTGCCTATGGACAGTTTAGTGTAAAAGAATTAAAAACAGGTCAAGCAAAAACAATGCTTGAGGAATTATGGTAAAAGAAGTTTCATATGAAGAAATGTTTGCTCGTAGTGCAGGTGATCCTCGACCTCTTGTCTATAGAGGCATTGTAAAAAGAAAACACATTCACCAAGCCACAAAAAATAATCAAGAATTTTTCTACATGGATACTGGATATTTTGGCAATTTTAAAACAGAAGGTAATCCAAACGGGAAAAAAATATACCATAGAGTAGTTCGTAATGAGTTACAAAAATCTGTATTTGAAGATTGGCCTGATGATCGTTGGAAAAAACTTATAAAAATTGATCCTCGGTTGCAATGGAAAGGTTGGAAAAAACCAGGAAAAAATATTCTGTTAATTTTACCTAATCCAAAATCCTGTCACTTCTTTGGCACCGAACTTGATATCTGGCGCAGCAACGTAATACAAGAAATTAGAAAACACACCGATAGACCAATTATCGAAAGGAAAAAAGGATCTAGAGGAGATAGAAATACTTACAGCATATATGATGCACTAGATAATGACGTACATTCTCTTGTAGCATTTAACAGTATTGCAGCCATTGAAGCCATTGCATATGGTGTGCCTGCTTTTGTTTCAGTTTCATGCGCGGCATGGCCTTTAGCTAATCATGATCTATCTGTTATAGAAAATCCTCATCGTCCAGATGAAAAACTTATTCATAAACATTGTTGTTCATTGGCCTACGGTCAATTTACTTCAGAAGAAATAGCCAACGGTACGGCTTGGAAAACTGTAAAGAGATAATATGAATTTATTACTTAACGATAAAGAACTGGCAAACTTTTTAATTAGCTTACTTGACTTAAAGACGGAAGCATTAAACATCCCTATCCAAGAAACCCATACAGCTGAAGCCATAGCATGGGCTCTAATTAGAAAGGATAAGAAGGGACAGATGCCTGGAAAGTTTGCTCCAAAAGTTGTAGACAAGGTTACAGCAGGGGTAAGATCTGATTTGGAAATTTGGAAAAGAGCAGCTAAAGATCTTATAAGAAATAAACAAAAATTTCTCCAGACGAATATGCACCAACAGATGGATTATTTTGTAGATAAGTTTGGAGAAGAATTTTTAATAAATGCCTATAAGCACAGTGATAAAAAATATTTTATCAAATCAGTAGGCCTAGCCCTAGAACCTCATGCCAAATTAATTAGAAGAAAAAATTATTATAATGTTGAAGAAAATTGTTTACTAAGAAACACAGTTGGTAACGAAAACTTACTAGTTGAAAAGATTGACAAAAACAAACCTTTTTGGTTTATCGACAGTGGTTACACAAATTTTATAGAGCCAAATAAAAAATGGCACCGCATAGTGCAAAATCATCTGCACTATTCTAATTACTTTACGGCTCCACCGGATAGGTTAGGGACTTTACCGTCATTTCCACATGAGTGGCGGACCGGAGGTGATAAAATTTTAATTATGGAACCTGGCCCGTTCGCTGCTGCTATTTTTCATGTTGACATTAAACAATGGAAATATAACATAGTTAAAGAATTAAGAAAATACACTGATAAAAGGATTTTCTTTAGACCAAAAATAAACAAGAAAGTAAGAAAAGATTTATATAAAAAATTGTTAGATGATGATTATTACTGTACAATTAGTATCAACAGTAATTCAGCAGTTGAATCAATATGGGCAGGTGTCCCTGCCATTACATTAGATAAACATATAAGCAACCCTGTTAGCGTATCTAATATAAGTGACATTAATAATTTATATAGAGGACCATTAGGTGATTGGCTATGTTGGTTAACATACAATCAATTTACATTTGATGAATTACTAGATGGTACGGCGGTTAAATTAATACAGAGATACAATAATGTCACTTAAAGCTGTAGCATACTACGGAGGTATTCCTCCCGGTAATACAAACTTAGAAAAGCCTAAAATTTTAGACTACTTTATTGAAGGGGTGCGTAAGTCCGGAGATAACGGTATTCAACACAGACTAATGACTGCTATTCCCTGCGACGTAGCTCTAATTCAAGGCTATGTTCATGAACATGGTAAACAAGCACCTCACCTAACTCTAAGACGACAGGCTATTGACCTACAAAAACAAACAAGCAAAAAGTCATTAATTGTTGACAGCAATTTATTTTTATATGTTAATAAAACTAATCCATTACATTATTTGAGATATAGTTTTGACGGTGTATTCCCTACTAACGGATTTTATTTTGATACACATGTTGACTCAAACAGATGGAATCAAGTTAGCAAAGATCTAAACTTATCTCTAAAAACATGGAGAACTAGTGGCAATCACATTTTGATTTGCTTGCAACGAACCGGTGGTTGGAGTATGCAAGGGTTAGATACTATATCATGGTTACATGGTGTCATAACACAAATTAGGAAATTTTCTGATAGACCAATCATTGTAAGAACTCATCCTGGAGATAGAAAAATTAAATCTATCCTACAATTGAATTTAAAAAATGTAAGTATAAGTCAAAATGATAGTCTAATCACCGATCTGTTTTCAGCATGGGCCACTGTTGTCTATAATAGTAGTCCGAGTGTAGCTAGTATTATAGAAGGTATACCTGCTTTTATAACTGATCCCAATCCTAGAAACAGTCAAAGTTTTGATGTAGGTAACTTTGATATAAGTAAAATTGAAAATCCTATTATGCCGGATAGACAGCAATGGATAGAAAAAATTTCAATGTGTCATTGGAAGTTTGACGAATTACGTTCTGGTGCTGCTTGGCAGTTTTTTAAGAGATATCTATGAAATTAATGCACAATGGTTGGTACGTCCCAGATGATGACAAAAAAATTACTTTTGTGTTGAGTAACGATAACGATAAAAGTAATCCTTCATATGAAGGAAAGTATAGGGAACAAATATTAAATCAAATACCTAATAAACGAACTTTTGTAGATGTTGGTGCTAATGTTGGTATCTGGAGTTATCACCTATATAACAAATTTAATAAGGTTGTTAGTTATGAACCTTCTAAACAAAATTTAGAATGTCTGCAGGCCAACATTGAAAACAAAACAGAAATTAGAGCAAAAGCAATAGCAAACTTTATAGGCGAAGCTGAATTTCATCAGGCAGGAAAAAACTGTGGAGACGGGAAGCTATGTCGTCCAGGCATCAATCCTTCTTACACAGTACCAGTTGTTACATTAGACTCTGAAGAGTTGCCTGATGTTGATCTGATTAAAATTGATGTTCAAGGTTGGGAATATGAAGTTTTACAGGGTGCTAAAGAAACAATTAAAAAATGCCAACCATGGGTCATATGGGAAGTAAACCAAGATGTTGATGAATGCTGTGCATTTATGGAACAATTAGGATATGAAACTATTATTTTAAAAAGTAAAAGATTATTCCTGTGGGCTCCAAAACAAGGTCCAAACTCACCTAAAGACAAAAATATTTTTGGAAGGTACTTAGGACCAGGACCGTATGCACCTAGATACGGTGGTTGATTATCTCCAATAAGGTTCAGTTCGCATTACCTTAAGGTCTTCACGCTTACTTCTTCCTGAATTTTTCCTTGATCCTTTAAGATGATCAAGCCATGCTCCCCATTCACTGTTAATCAATGGATGACCTTCTCCTTGACTCATGCCTGGACGTGGTCGAATATCATGTAAATGTGCTGCCCAGTCATGTTGTTTCATTTGTGGAAATTTTGTTCTTACAGCATCAAATACAAAGCTGTCATGCCATTCATCTAATGTAAAAATGCCAGATTCGGCTTCATCGTAAAATCTTTGAAATTCTCTTAGGAATAATTGTACGTTATCAGATCTTAAATTTAATGAGTACAATCCACATTCTGAATATTTGCCTTTTCTGCCTAGATAACACAATTCAGAATTCTGCGGTATCATACGTTTAATATCATCAATTGTTATATTACTATGACATACGGTATCAGCGTCCATCCATATTAATATATCTGCATCAGTATTTTTAGCACAATCAAAAATAGCATAAACTTTATGAGCAAATCTTATAGCGTGCCACTTAAAACCTTTACCTGCATCTTTACGTTTTGATCTAACAGGATCGTTGGATACATCGCCGTTGGCCTTGGGAACATTTTTCCATTTTTCTTTAAAAACCATTAGTGGGTCTACTTCTTCTAATCTCTTAAGAGTGACCTGACTGTGATCTCTTATGGCAGGATTGCATAATTCAGGATATAGATGAAGCTGAATGTCTTTAGGCCAATTCTTTATGTATGAATCTATCATACGTTGACCATATTTTTTTAAACCTTCTTCGTGAAACGTAGTCACTACTGCATATTTCATTTGTCGTACTTCCATATGTGATAAATTCCAAACCTTTCAACCACAGAAAAATTATAACCCTTCAAAAATTTGTATTCTGAACGTCCAAATAACTCGTCACCTTCAACAAACAGCACAGGATGGTATCTAGCCAATATTGGTCTAAGTTTTTCAACATTACATTCTTGATTTTTATCAATAAAAATCACATCGAGGTCCGGGACAAACTCAATTCCTTCAAAATCTTCTTTGTAAATAAGATTTTTTCTTCTAATTGGGTCAGATAGAGTTGAGATTATAAAAACATTGGCAAAATGATCGCACAATTCATTTAAAAAACCAAAACCCGTTCCTACAATTAACACATTCCTGGGATTCTTAAAAGTTTTTTTTATCCTTTTTACTATTTTTGACATTTTTTGTAGTTAAATAGAAATATATTTATTTGCCGGCCAAAATGAAATTTAAATTATATAGAGAATACGGTGCTCTCAACAGCCCACCAGTATTTGACGCTCTTCAAAAGGGAATTTTGTCTCTTGGACACCACGAAGTATCACAAAATGAAGACGTTAGTGTTATTTGGTCTGTGCTATGGAACGGCCGTATGGCAAATAATCAAAAAATCTACGAACGTAACAAAAAAGAAAGTAGACAAACATTAATTTTAGAAGTTGGCACCTTTAACCGGGGCAAAACTTGGAAACTGTCTATGGATCATGTTAACCAAGCCGGTATTTTTGGCAACAAAATGGACATAGATGTTGATAGACCTAAAAAATTAGGAATAATGTTAGATGCTCCAAGGCATCAACGAAGAAATGAAATTTTAATTGCCTGCCAACATGATAAAAGTCTCCAATGGGCCAATCAACCACCATTACATGTATGGGTCAATCAGATTATTACTGACATACGTGGATATTCTGATAGACCAATTGTTGTGAGACCACATCCTCGATGTAACCTAAAGGGACCTATCGTTGGGGCAACTATTGAAACACCAAAAAAAATTGTAAATTCATATGATGATTTTGATATCAACTACAATTACCACTGTGTAATCAACTTCAACAGTGGACCTTGCATTCAAGCTGCCATGAAAGGCGTACCAATCATCTGTAATAAATCAAGTTTAGCCTTTGATGTAAGTGATGTGTTAGAAAATATAGAAAAAATTGAACTAAAGGATCGCACATCGTGGATTCAACGACTTACTCACACTGAGTGGACTTGTGAAGAATTGGCTTCTGGAGAACCATTGCAAAGAATTTTAAAAGAAAAAGTTGCTTAAAAAATCTAAAGCTGTTATAATGTAAAAATGATAAAAAATCTCTTCATAGAAGACATTCTTTTAGAGTTCTGTCGCCTGCATTCTATACATGGCTATGTTAACATGCACAACGAATTTAGAACTTTACTAAACTTTCAAACCATAGTTGAAAACAAAGAGCAATTAACACAGAGCCAAGGAAATTTGTTAATCAAAATCTTAAAAAAATACCAGGCCATTGCAAAATCACACAATTTTGACTATGAAGAACAAATTAATAATCCAACTTGGCGTACACCTTTTAGAGTTTTGGACCTAACAAGAAAAATATTTCTTCAACAGCAAAGAGAAAATGGAATCTTAATTTGTGCTAAGTTTCCTTATCAACTAAAAGAAGTATTTGATCTAGAATTTCCTCCTAAAGACGGACATTTCTCAACTAGACTTTGGGATGCTAACGAGAAAGTTAGAAAAATTCCTGTTGACTCTATCAATGTCATTCATTTGTACGAATGGGCCAAAGTAAATAATTTTGAATTTTCTCAAGATTTTTTAGAGTTGGTAAATTTTGTGGAAAATGTGTGGAATCAAGAATTACAGATTTCGCCGCATAGCAAGGTTTTTGAAAATTCTGTGGTAATTTGTAACAGCACAGATGATGCGGACAATTTTTTTGAATCTCACCGGACGGGAAATTTAGCACATGATTTGTTTTTGGCAAAAATTATGGATTTTCCTTTGAAACTAGAAACTCAACCAAAAACAATTTTAGAAAAATTATGTTGTAGCCAAGAAAATATTTTTTGGATCAAAGAAATTGAAAGATTTTTCCAACTTGCTCAACACATCGAAGGAAAAATTTGTATTTTGATTGACAGAGCCAGCGAGAGAGAAACGTGGTTGAAAAAATTCATTGAAATTTCTGCAGATTTTCCAGCCGAAAGACAACTGATAAAGGTTTGCTTTAGGGATGACAAAAATTCTAATGGGAAATTTAATCAATGGGTCAAGGATAACGGATTTGGCGGAAGTGTTGATTCAGGAAAATATTTAATTTTTGAAAACAAACCGGCAAAGTGGTTGTTCAGAGACAACGTAGATGTTAAAATAATTGTAACTAATAATCTTTACATAAATTCTAACGCCTGGGTCAATGACTGGTTTGTAAGTCATCCCTGTGTAATCTATCTTAGCGATGTAAAGCCAACACTGAAAAGAGTAAAAAACATTGACAGCCTGTAAACTTGTTATTAAAGATGAAGTTAACATCAAATTTGAAGGCCTTGCTGTTGAGACTAGGCGTAAAATTGTAAACAAACTTAAATTTGATCTTCCTTATGCTAGACACATGCCTGCATATAAGCTAGGCAGATGGGATGGTACAAAAACCTATTTTGGTATTGGCGGCACAGGATACCTAGCTCATCTAGATGTGATACTACCTATAATAGAGGAGTCTGGTTACGAGATAGATGTTGAAGATCTTCGCCAACATAAAGAAGTAAAATTTGACAGCATAGACGAAAACTATTGGGCCAGTAAAGGTAAAACATGGCCCAAGGGTCATCCGGAAGCAGGACAACCAATTGTATTAAGAGATTATCAATACGACGTAGTTAATAAGTTTTTAGAGACTCCTCAGAGTTTACAAGAAGTTGCTACAGGTGCCGGAAAAACCATAACCACAGCCACACTAAGTCATATTTGTGAAAAATATGGCCGCACAATGGTCATTGTACCAAATAAGAGTCTAGTTGTACAAACTGAAGAAGATTATAAAAATTTAGGATTAGACGTTGGTGTGTATTTTGGTGATCGTAAAGAATTAAATCGAACTCATACTATCTGTACATGGCAAAGTCTTAATGTTTTAGACAAAAAAAGTTATGATGACGATACACTTTCATTGGCAGAATTCTGCGAAGGCGTATGTGCTATCATAGTTGACGAAGTCCATCAGGCCAAGGCCGATGTGTTGACAAAACTGTTAACTCAAAACTTTCAAAACTGTGCAATCAGATGGGGTCTCACAGGAACCATTCCTAAAGAAGCATGGGAATTTCAAGGGATTTTAGCCAGCATTGGCCCTGTGATTAATCGTGTTAGCGCACATGATCTTCAACAGAAAGATGTACTAGCACAATTAGACATTCAAATTTTACAAACCGTAGACGTAAAAGAGTTTCGTAGTTATCAAGATGAATATACCTATTTGGTAACTGATGAAACACGAATTGAATGGTTGGCCAAAAATATTAAGAACATTTCTAACAGCGGTAACACTCTAGTACTTGTGAATAGAATAGATACCGGAGATAAACTTACTGCTCTTATACCAGAAAGTGTTTTTATTAGTGGATCTGTAAAACTCAACGATAGAAAAGAAGAATACGATGAAATTAAAACTAGCGATAACAAGATTATTGTGGCGACTTACGGTGTGGCCGCTGTGGGTATTAATATCCCTAGGATTTTTAATCTGGTTCTTTTGGAACCCGGAAAGAGCTTTGTTAGGGTTATCCAATCTATTGGCAGAGGAATCCGTAAGGCAGAGGATAAGGACTTTGTCCAAATCTGGGATATTACCTCCACGTGCAAGTACGCCAAGCGACATTTAACAGAGCGAAAGAAATATTATAAAGAAGCAAAATATCCTTTTGCCGTAACCAAGGTAACCATATGAAAATTTTAACTCTAAACAATAGATCCTTTGATCTAAATGAATTGCCAGACGAAGTTGATGAAGACACAAGATTCAGTGTACTGGATAACTCAAATCCACAAGAACCAGATTTCTTTTTCATGCCATTGATTTTCTTAGAATCATTTAATAGTCCAGCTATCCTACTTAATATAGGCGGACATGAAATTCAAATGCCCCTAGATTGGTGCATGGTTGTTGGCGACAAAGACTGCGGAATGGATCCTGAAGTATTGCCACTAACCAGTATAAATGAACGTGGGTTTGATGCTTTTATTTTTAATCCTATCAAAGGATTCAAATGCGAGTACATGCCCATCGAAATTGTAAATATTTTTCAAGACGTTCGTTGGTATTTCCCAAAAATGAAAAACGGTCAATTGCTCAGTGTGCCTTTGCATGACGGAGACAATCCACCATGTGCTTACTTTGTCAAAGAAGTTAGCAGACAAAGCGAAGTAATTCAACTACACAAAATTTTATAATGAAAAGAAATGATAGATTAACGGTTCCAATGACTCTAGAATGGGATCATCCTAAGAGTTCTCGTAGGCATTTTTTAGAATACTTAATTCAAAAACATAGCTATACTACAATGGTTGAAGTGGGTGTACGTCGAGGGGGTACAACATTTCATCTTTTAGATAAATTTCCTAATTTAGTAATCTACGGCATAGATATCGATATCAGCCAGTTTTACAATGATACAGTTAAAGAAAAATACGGTACAAGATTAATTCCTATTCAAGGTTTCAGTGAAATCGTAGCAGATCAAATTCCAAATAATTCAGTTGATCTTGTGTTCATTGACGGAAATCATTCTTATGAATATGTTTATAAGGACATTGTTAAATACAGTCCAAAATTGAGACCAACTGGTTTGCTTACTGGACATGACATCGATTATCCGGGAGTAAATCGAGCAGTAAAAGAACTCGTAAAGTATTACGATGTAGGTCCTAACAACGTATGGGTGAAGATATGAAAGCAGGAAAAGTTTGGGGACAGACAGAACTATTAGAAGCTAATGGAGTTTTAGAATTTCATAGAATTGAGGCCAAGGCCGGCGGTGTTTGCAGCAAACACAAACACAAGTTTAAGTGGAACGGATTTTTTGTCGAGTCTGGGAAAATGATTATACGTGTGTGGAAAAATAATTATGATCTAGTTGACGAAACCGTGTTGACCGCAGGACAATATACTAAAGTGGGTCCGGGTGAATATCATCAATTTGAAGCTGTAGAAGATACTGTAGCATTTGAATTGTACTGGGCAGAATTTGATCATAACGATATTGAACGTGAGACCGTTGGCTTTGCTAAATGAAGAATAAGAGTTTTTTTAAACAAGTTGTCTCTATTGAACCAACAACAAAAAATAGTGACAGAATTGAATTTATAAAAAAACTTACAAACTCAAAAAGAGTTTTACATGTTGGTTTTGCAGATTATCCTATTACTAATTTAGAAAATAATTTGCATATCCAACTTTCTACCAACTGTCTTAGATTAGATGGGATAGATACAAATCTAACTGACGAGATTGTAGATTTGTTGACTGTGTCAAACGGTCAAATTTACAGAGATTGGACAGAGTTAGAAGACAACTATGATGTAATAATAGTTCCGGAAGTAATAGAACATGTTGATAATGTAAAAGATTTTTTGTCTATCTTATCAAAATTTTCTTCGCAATTAATTTTTACCGCTCCGTGTGCATACTATCATGCAGACAAATCATTTCGTAATTACGAGAATATGTTTGTTGAGATGGTCCACCCAGATCATAACTGTTGGTATACACCATATACTCTTAAAAATGTCGTTGAAAAATACACAAATAAAAAAGTTGATTCTGTACATATGCTCAAAGGATCAGTTGCAGTAATTTGTAATTAAAAATATGTATACACTACTAACAAGCTTCAATGAAAAATACTGGCAGACAATTGCCAAAGATAATGTAAGACAAATGGATGAGTTTTGGCCTGGGGCGCAAAATATTCTGTTGTATCATCAACTAACAGATATCGATAAAACATTTTCTGATAGAGTTAAATGGTTAGATTTATACCATCATTGTCCTGACTTATTAAGTTTTGCTGAGAAATGGAAAGATGATCTACGTGCTAATGGGGCTAGCGGAAAAAAGAATTCTTTCAGATGGAATGCTATAAAGTTCTGTCATAAGACTTTTTCCATATGGCATGCAGCCAAGCAGCAATCTAACGGTTGGTTAATTTGGTTAGATTGTGATGCAATTATTTTTAAAAATTTAGACAAAGATTTTTTTCAAAAAGTTTGTCCTCAAGAAAAGGCTATTTCTTATCTTGGTAGAAAAGGCAAATATTCAGAATGTGGATTTGTTGCCTACAATTTAAGTCATCCGGATACAAGGAAGTTTCTGCTAGATTGGGAAAATCTTTACACGTCAGGTGAATTTATTAATTTACCAGAGACTCATGATAGTTGGACTTTTGATTATATTAGAAAAACTATGGATAAGCCAGAAATATTTTTAGATCTAAACAAAGATTCAACTACTGATAAAAATCCTTTTCATAATTCTATTTTAGGACAATATATCGCACACGCTAAAGGCGATAAAAAAGAATGGACTATAAACAAATTAAAGAAAAAATTTAAACTTTAATTTGATATTGTTCAACTAGCTCTGCAACTAGAGATCCTTTGCTAAAATCTTCCGGGCTGAATTGACTCCATGCGATGTGTTCCAGCCACGGTGTTCTGTCTGGGAATACAGGATTTTTTAACATAGATAAATCTGTGCCCATTAGAATACTTACAGCTGAATAGTCAACTGTATAAGCAGGATATCCTAGCATAACAGCTTCAACGCAGGCCATAGTTCTTTCTCCAAGAACAGCATGACATCCCTTTAGATCGCTAAGAAAACTTGGCCATCTGTCTGGATTTTTTCCGCCAGTTTTTCGACGCCATTTAACTGGACCGTCCCAAAACGGCTTGAGATTTTCTAAAAATTCTTTTTGCCATACTCCAAATTCTTTGCCTGTACGTTCATGTAAAATCTTAGGTTGTGGTTCTATAAGAAGTAGATATTCACCTCTTACTTTTTTCCAATCTTCTACCTTTGGGTCCAGTGTTTGCAATCGAGAGAAACTTGGTTTTTTAATTTTGAGATTGTGACTGCCATTGTATGTTACACGCCTTGTGTTTCTTCTTGGGTTGTTGATACCCCAATATCCATAGTCAATTTCGATATGATTATTACCCTTATCTATCCATTCTTTGTATGGACTTCTCCATGGCGGGTGGTGACAGGAAATAAGAACATAATCGTTGGGTATATCCTTTACAGATGCAAACACTCTGGCACCCATTTTCTTCCAAGGAGCAAATATCCAATCAGATCCTTTGATATCTATAACTTCAGAACATATAGCATATTTCATAATCAAATATTTAACTAATAAATACTCTGTTAATAGATAAACTATGATTATTACTGATACCTACGCTGAACAACTACGACAGTTACACAATAAACCTGAAAAGAAAATTGGTTTTGGTGAGCAACCTCCAGAGAAACTTATTGAAATTTTAGGACAGTACCAGTATGTAAATATCTTAGACTTTGGTTGCGCTAAAGGAGATATAGCAAACAAAGTAAAGGAACACTTTCCTAATAAAAATGTTTTAGGTTATGATCCGGGTGTTGCTGAATTTAATGTATATCCAGATAGTGTAGATTTTATCTATTCTATAGATACTCTAGAGCACATTGAACCAAATTTTTTAGATGATGTATTATTAAAGCTTCTTAATGATTCTAAACATCAATATCATCTAATTGCCTGTCATCCTGCTAAGAAAAATTTACCAGACGGACGAAATTGTCATCTTATAATAGAAGAACCAAAATGGTGGGTGGATAGAATTAAATTTGTCCTTGGGAATAAGGCTGAAATACTTTACACGAATTCATATAGCGTCACAACCAAGCACGGCAAAATCAACACATATTGCGAAATAGAAATTTTAAAATTATGAAAGTTGTTGTATTCCATGCAGATGGTCCTAAGGCGGATACCTTTGTAAAAGGACTGTACAAAGATCTTTTTATAAGTCTAAAGACGAATATAAATTCGTTTGGATATAAATTAGTACACCTTACGTTAAAAGGTTTTGAAGGGTGGGGTGACGAAAATTACTTCTTTGACGGAAATCCTCAAGAAGTTATTTACAATAGAGAAAGAACAATTATTGAATATCTCAAACTACAACCAGATGACGACACAGTATACTGGTTCACAGAACCAGATTCTAGATTAGTGTCTGAGTTGGAACCACTCAAAGGAGAATTAGCTTTATTGTTTAGACATGATGCTATTCCAGTTACACCAGCATGGAAATTATGTACAAAAAAGTCTTTGCCTTTTTTAGAAGAAGCATTTTCACACTTTGATCTTACACAGAAAGATTGGAACGGCGATGCCTACGGTTATCTTGACATGTATAATAAAATTGGAAGACCTACCGCAGATTTTTTACACAACGGAATAAATGTTGAACTTAGGAATTATAAAGAATACTGTACTACAAAAGGAATGTATTCTAGACAATTTAAGGCCGATAAGAAATATAGATTAGTATCTAATGATTTTTTTATGAACAATAAAGAAATTATTTTAAAAACACTGAATAAAACGATAGAGGAATTTAGGAGGAAATATGGCGTTCAATTCGTTGATGACACTAGCGGTGATTGAAGTAAGAAAAGAAGTAGTAACAGGAAAGAAAAATCCTAGTGTAATAGAACTAGGCAATCAACGACTAAGGATTGATAAGAAGTTAAAAGATCGAGTCTATCCTATGCTTGGACTGCCTAACTCTAATCCTACAAGCACAAAAGAATTTTATGAAAGTATTGGCTTCTCAAAATATCTAGCAATAGATGTTAATACGGAAAAAGATGCTATTGCATTAGATCTAAATTTAGATCTTAGAAAAGAATATAATTATACTGAACAATATGATCTTGTAACCAATAATGGTACTGGCGAACATATATTCAATCAATTAACTGTTTTTAAAAATGTTCATGACCTTTGTAAAGTTGGGGGGATCATGATTCATAACTTGCCTTTTACAGGTTACTTAGATCATGGTTTTTATAATTTCCAACCTAACCTGTTCGTCGAACTAGCTAGATCAAATAAGTATACGATGAAACACCTATGGATTGGATCGTCCGACGGAAAACGAGTTGAAAAAATTGATGTTTTGAATGGCTATTATAAAAACAATGACTTCCTAAAAAGATTTGATATGAATAATTGGAATCAAAATTTATTAGTTACAGCAATCATGCAAAAACAAAATAGTCAAGAATTTAAGATGCCATTTCAAAATATGTACGATGATGCAATCACAGAAGAATCAATAAAATCTAGATATGAAAAAAGTTAAAAATTGGTGGATACCAGATACAGAGAATGATCAAGAAGTGATCAACAGAATCCAAAACGAAATTTGGACATGTAGAGAGCCACTTGATAAGTGTTTTACGTACACAAAAAATTTTAACACGGCTATTGATGTTGGTGCGTGGATTGGCGATAGCACAGAACTAATTTCTCAAAGATTTAAAAAAGTAATAGCATTTGAACCAAATCCTATGGTTTATGAGTGTTGTGAAAAAAATCTAAAAAATAAAAATATTTCCAATGTAACTTTGCACAAACTGGCCATTAGCAACAAACAAGGCACAGTACCTTTTAGATTTCCTAAATCTACATTGTCGGCGTGGATCGATACTCTTGACGAGCAACATGCAGATATTTTTGTTGATTCCGTAACACTAGATAGTTTTAATTTTTCAAATATTGATTTTATTAAAATTGATGTAGATAGTCATGAAGGTTTTTTACTACAAGGGGCTACAAAGTTTTTTGAAACTAATAATCCTTTAGTAATGATTGAACACAAACCAAAAGTTTTAAAGAGACAACGTGCAGACATGCCAAATGCGCTAGATATAATGCAGTCTTACGGTTACAAATTAGTAGAACAAGCGTCTGCTATTGATTATATCTTTTCTAGATAACTATAAAGAAAATAAATTCGTACCGTCACCAAATTCGCCAATAACATTTATGTGTCTTCTGTAAACTTTGGCGTTTGGAGAATGGCTAACTCCGTGAATGCCGTGTCTGCAATTTAAGAAAAGCAAAACTGAATTAGGTTTATAAGCACAGGTTTTCACCAGTCTAATTTCATCAGTGACCATACGTTTTTTACCTAACTTTGGCGTTAGGGTAGGAGAACTAAAAATTTCTAAATCACGTCCTGTACTTCGATCGTCTTTGCGTCTCATGTAAAAAAGTGCTGCATAAATTTCCTGAGGGTTATCTAAATGAGCAGTACGACTAGTCTGATCACTACTAAGGGGATTGTTCATAACAAATTGGCAATCTGTAACAAAAGGTGTATTAGATTGTTTTTGATTTACTTCTGTACGCGGTACTGCCGTTGAATTTAAAATTTTACTTGCATGATCTGGATAATAGTGTGTGATGGCATCTGATAACACACTTAAGGCATATTGATAAAACTCGTTGCTGGTATGATAGGCAAAAAATTCTTTCCATAGATTAGAAATATAATTTTCGTTCATCGCACGATAACTTAGATATCTTTTAGTATGCCCTTTTTCGTCAGTTAAACTTTCATGGCCACTACTTAAAAATCTCTCAGGCCACTCATTTTCAAGTTGTTGATATAAATTGTCTGGGAGTGCGTTTTCAATTATGACGTGAGGATAAGGATCCATGATTACGTTTGCTTTGGTTATTTTTTGTAAAATGTTTAAATTAGACATTTTTTATTTCCTTAGTTTTTTGCTATAAGTACGTAGTATATCTATTTACATTAATGACTAGCCTAGCAAGAA